CGCCGTGATCTGGGTGCCGCTGAGGTCGAGATACCCGCCGACCGACAGCCCCTCGGGAAGCGCCGTGATCTGGGTGCCACTGAGGTAGAGATCTGTCAGAGCCAATCCTTTAAGAAATGAAAGATCGGTCCACTTAGTGGCTGTCATCAGCCAGCTAACCCAGCTTTTACTGGCATCATCGTCAGTGAGGACCATTACCAGCACTGAATTGATGTCGCCACCTTCAGGAAAATGCTTGTTGAACCACCGCAGCCCATCACCGCATGCCTTCTTTTGTTGCAACAGTTTCGTCGTGATTTTCATTTTGTTCCCTCCTGAGTTTGTTAAACCATCTTCGCGTTGATGAACATGCGCTCCATTGCTGCGACTTCCTGCAAGAACTGCCGAGCCTGCTTCTTTGTTTCCTCGATCTCTGCCGGGTGCGGCGTGAACCTGCGAATGAATAAATCTTGCTCGGCCGGAAAGCGCGGGTCGAAAGCTACGAAGTCGCACCACTTCCGCCCGGTAACCGCCAGCTGCGCCAGCATCTGCGGCTTGTGCTGCTCCGGAACGACGCCCTCGATGACCCACTTAAAGAACGTCTGCGAGGTCGGGCATTTAATTTCAATCGTGCCCGGCCCAAGACGGCACGGCTTGTGATCTTCCACCAAGCCGTCGACCGATGCGCCGAAAAACTCAATCTGCGTGCTGATCGCTAGGCCCACCTGCTCGACATGGTTGCCGGTGAACTCCATGTAGGTCTGCCGCGCAAGCGGCTCGTTCTCGGTGCCCCAGCGCATCGCCGCGTTGGCGTAGAACTCGGCAGGCTTCCCGGTGAACCGTTCGGCCAGGATCTGCAGCTTGAGGTTCTTGCGCTCTGCCGACTCCCCGCCTTTTGGCCCGACCATGGCTGCTGCCATGTTGGATGCCGTCAACAGGCCAGATCGTGACTGCAACCATTCCGGAGTGCCCTGCTCAAAGTTGCTCCAGGTGCAGCACTGGTCCAGGGTAATCACGCGCCCGCTCATGCCGACACCTTACGGTCGCCAAAAAGACTGGCCCGCATCACGTCGCCTGCCGTCTTCCTATTCTTCCCTTCTCCCTGCATCGCCTCCAGCTGCTTTTTTTCGTCGTCATGTATTCTCATTGAGACAACGTAGTAGCGCGGCTTTTCCTTCAGTTTGCCCATAAGTTTCACCCCCTTTGTCATTGAATGTGAGTAGAAAACTATCACGTTTAAAAATCGTTTACAAGAAAATATTTCGCAAAGAGTGAGAAATATTTTCCTTGACACAGGATCGTTCTTGAGACAATATCCCGTCCCAACGGAGGAACCTATGCAAGTAGACCATTTGAAGATTAAGGCATTCAGAGAGAGTAAGGGGCTTGAGCATACCGACCTTGCGAAAGCTGCTGACTTAGGGAAGCGCAGGATTCAGCAGATCGAGCAGGGGAAACTGATCAGCCTGAACCTGAACATTGCCAAGGCGATTGCCAGGCGTCTTGGCGTCAGGCTGGAGGACATTGCGAAATGAACACGCCTGCTTTTGTATATGGGCTGGTGAACACAAAAACACTAGAGTTGGTTTATGTGGGGAGGACAGTTAACCCTCATGCGAGGTTTGCCGCACATAAAAAAACCACGTTAAAGGGTTTAGATTGTTTCGAAATGCAAATTCTGGAAGAGACCACACGTGGAGAAGTCAATGATCATGAACTATTTTGGATAACATATATGAATTTTTTGGGCGCACATCTTATCAATAAAAAATACGTGAGAGAGGTGATCCGGACACCTGAGCGCAAAGTGTCGGCTAGGAGCTCTTGCCGTCTTTTAAATTTGGCAATGTATATGTCTGATGCAGGCATGGACGTATCAGCACTAGCTATTAAGGCTGGCTTAAGTGAGGTGCCTATCCAAAATGCGATCAAGGGAAGATGTATAGGGTTTAAAAGCATCAAGAAGATAGCGGGGGCGCTGAAGGTTTCTCCGGAGAAGCTGCTGTGAATCCGCTTTCCGAGTCGCCCTCATACCAGTTCCCCGCGTCCAAGTTTTCCAAGAAGAACACGGCGCTGCGCCAGTGGTTTCATCTTCTCTCTGAGGTTCTAGAAGTCGGGTGGGAGCTGCTGTGCGGGAACGTGAAAGGCGTCACCATGGAGACCTGGGACGTTAAGCACTCGGCTGAGACGTTGCACCGGATCATGGAGCGCGACGGGGCGCTGGTAGATGTGGCGCGGGCCAGGGTGTTGAGCGGAAACCATGCGAGGGGATACTACAATGCCTAGTCCGGGCAAGTACGGGTACGGTCCTAATGGATACCCCCTCTGTATCCACGGACATGAACGATCCCCTGAGAATGTTGACAAGAAACGAAATTGTAGAAAATGTGCCAACATTGGCCGGTCCAAGATTTACCACGCCAACATCGAAAAAGAACGGGCATGGCACGCGCAATACCGTGTGAAAAATCTTGAAATGCTTCGTGTTCGATGGAAAGAAAACGGCAGGGCGCATAAAGAGCAACGTCGAATTGGGGCCATAGAGTACCGTAAAAGAAAACCTGGCATGTCCAGCGCGTATAGAAAGAACAACCTTATGAAGTACAGGCTGCATTCTCACGAACGGAGATCCAGGGAAAGGACAAATGGGGGCAAGCTTTCTTCAGACGTAGCCCAAACCGTCCTGGCACTTCAAAAGGGAAAATGCCGCATCTGCAAGAAGGTGTTGATTGGTGAAAAATATCACCTTGACCATATCATCCCAGTTTCCAAGGGCGGCCCAAACGTAGATAGTAACATTCAGATACTGTGCCCTCCATGCAATCAGAGGAAGTCTGCAAAACTTCCACACGTTTACGCACAAGAACTAGGGATGCTATTTCTATGAACCTCTCGCTCCGCGATTACCAGATGAAAGGCGTAAACCAGATCAGGGCCAACTTTGCCAACGGGGATCGGGTCGTGTGCTACCAAGCCCCAACCGGAGCCGGCAAGACGCGGGTTTTCAGTTACATCACCTACAACGCCAGCAAGAAAAACAACAGGGTATGGATCGTCGCTCATCGCAAGGAGCTCCTGCGTCAAGCGCATGATTCCCTTTGCGACCTCCATGTCCCGCACGGACTGATATCGCCCCTTTACACCCCAGACCCGCTTTCACCAACACAGGTAGCATCGATTGACACGCTGAAGAATCGCTTTGAGAAACTGCCAGTTCCGCAGCTGATCATTTGCGACGAAGGGCACCATAGCGTGAGCCCCACCTGGTTCAAGGTGCTCAACTATTTCATCTCCAAGGGTACGCGGGTGCTGCTCTGTAGCGCCACGCCCAACAGATTGGACGGCAGAGGGCTAGGGAAAGAACATGGTGGCCTTTGCGACAGCCTGATTATGGGCCCGCAACCGCAAGAACTGATTAGCCAGGGGTTCCTTGCCAAGCCGATGATATACCGGCCCGTACTGGCGACAACGGAAAACCTTCACACTAAATCCGGGGAGTTCAAGCAGGACGAGCGCTCGGACATGATGGACAAGCCGAAGATTATCGGGGATGCCGTTAAGTCGTACAGCCAGATTTGCCCGAACAAGCCGACTATCGTTTTCGTGCCGTCCTTGAAGATGGCCGAGCATGTGCAGACGCAGTACCGGGCCGCTGGTTACCAGGCCGCCATGGTCGACGGCTCAATGTCCGACCACGATAGAAAGCAGCGGCTGATTGACCTTGGCGGCGGTGGGCTCCACCTGCTCATAAGCTGCAGCCTAATCGACGAAGGTGTCGACGTGCCGGTCGTGGAAGGCATTCAGTTGCTCGATCCCACCAAATCGGTTGCACGGTTCCTCCAGCGCACCGGCCGAGGGGCCCGCATGTTCCCCGGGAAGCAGGGGTACTACCTGCTGGACCACGTATGTAACACGTTCTTTCCCAACATGGAGATCAACCACGGTGATCCTTCTTGGGATCGGGAATGGAGTCTTGAGGGGGAGATCAAGAAGAAGGCCAAGCCAAAAGAGGCAGGGCAAGCATTCAACCAGTGTCCAAGCTGTTACCGGATATCCACGAAGTCGCCGCGATGTCCTTTCTGTGGCTTCACCTATGAAGTCAACGGGCGAGTGATAGAGGAAGAAGAAGGGCGGCTGCAGCAGCTGGATCAAGCTGAGCTGGATAGGCTGCGCGGGATCGAGGAAAGCCGTGCACGTTACGCGAGGCTGAACGAGGAAAGAGCATGCGTAACGTATGCTGACTGGAAAGCGCTGGGGCAAAAACGTGGATACGCGCCGTCCTGGGCTTACATTCGATTTAATCAGAAACAGAAACGCAACGCAGCTACGTTGCCGGGAATCTAAGGAGGGCACCATGGAACAGCAAAAGACCCGCAAGGAAATGATGGACGAGTGCGAGACGTTGGCCGACTTCGAAGCGCTGGGCGAGAAGCTCGGGTATAAGCCGGGCTGGGCTGTGCACGTCTTTGCAGCGAAGCAGGCAAGGGAAGCGCTCCAGTGAGTGAGAAAACGATACAGAGCGAGATCATGCTGGCGCTGGGGAAGATCAGGAGCGTTCGCATCTTCAGGAACAACACAGGTAACGCGATAGCCGGCGCCCGGTACATCAGGATCGACAAGCCGACCACCGTGACGCTGCAGCCTGGTGACTGGATCGTGAAGGCCGGGTGTCGAATCCAGTACGGACTCTGCAATGGGAGCTCCGACCTAATCGGCTGGAGGCATATCAACGGGGCCGCGCAGTTCCTTGCCGTAGAGGTCAAGGCGCCAAAGGGCGCCGTTTCGCCAGAGCAGGAGAACTTCCTGCGCGTGGTCCGGGAGTGCGGCGGCTGCGGCATCGTCGCCCGCTCTGCCGAGGAAGCTGTCTCTCAGATCGTCACCGCAGAGTTGGGGCTGTGAATGGATGACCTTGAGGCGAAGCTATACCGGAAGTTCAGGACCGGCTTCACCTACAAGGAAGTCTCTGACATGTTGTGGAGCTACGACGAGGACCCGGCCACCTGGCACGTTTCAAACGCTACCGGATACCGCAACAGCGAAGGCAAGAAGAAGGGTACGCGCCGGCACTCTGTCCTGGGGAAGTGGCGGGAAATCAAGCTGGATATGTGGGCGAGGGTGCTGAATGAGTGCGGCGGGCTGGAAAAGTACATTGAATGGGTAACAGGGAGATTATATGAATGAGTTGGCTCTTTTCGCAGGCGCTGGTGGAGGCATACTCGGAAGCGAACTTCTTAACAGAAGAATCGTCTGCGCAGTTGAACGTGATGCCTACGCCGCAGCTGTTTTGGCGCAACGACAAAACGATGGCATTCTCCAAGTTTTCCCAATTTGGTCCGACATCACGACTTTTGACGGCCGACCATGGCGAGGAATTGTTGACGTGGTTTCGGGAGGTTTCCCTTGCCAGGATATCAGTGCAGCCGGGGGGGGGGGCTGGCATTGATGGCGAGAAATCAGGCCTATGGCGTGAAATGGCCCGCATCATTGGCGAAGTACGACCTGCCCACGTCTTCGTGGAGAATAGCCCAATTCTCACTTCTCGGGGGCTCGGACGTGTTCTCGGAGACTTGGCCGAAATGGGGTACGATGCGGAATGGGGAGTGTTGGGCGCTTACCATTCCGGCGCACCTCACAAGAGGGAGCGCATCTGGATTTGTGCCCACGCCAAGAGCGGAGGATTCTCAGAGTTGCGGGGCGCATCGAGGGAGTCCGGACACGTTGACGAGCTGGACGAAACTATGGGCGACGCCTGCCGCATCGGACGGGGGCAGGGGCGGGACAATAACGGAGAACATGACGGGGCAATCACTCAGCCAGATGGTGAAGACTCCGCGCCTTTGGCCTACACCCAAGGCTTCCGCAGCTGGACCGGACTTTGCCAAGATGGACAGGAGCGCAACCGGGTTGAGTCTGGCGACGGTAATAGCCATGTGGCCTTCACCCAAGGTATCGGACCACAAGGGGGCCGACCTCGCCAGGATGGAGAACCGCAGCGGCAAGCGGCACAGTGGGAACGGGCTTGCAACGGAAGTAGTGCGCTGGCCGACGCCGAGAGCCAGCATGCAGGATATGGGCACGATGGAAATGCCCAGGCACTCAGGGCAATCAAGACAGGCAGGAAAAAAAGAAGCTCAGTACGATCCGGCCAATGGTGGGCAGTTGAACCCGACGTGGGTAGAGTGGCTAATGGGGTGGCCTTTAGGGTGGACCGACTTAAAGCCATTGGCAATGGACAAGTACCTGCAGTGGTTGAACTTGCACACGGAATTTTAGCAGAAATTTGATGCAATGAATTACGAGGGGCCACATGAACGCAACCGACTCATTCCTGCAGGCCATCAGGGAAGCAGGGATAGAACCCCCCACACATATTGTCCCTGACGGGAAGTTGCACCGGTTCAGTTCCGGCGACGGTAAGGATAAGAACAGCTGGTACGTGTACTTTGATGACGTCGATCTTCCGGCCGGGTCCTACGGCTGCTGGAAGCGCCAGATATCGGAAACGTGGTGCGGCAAGGTAACCCGTACCCTCACAAAAGAAGAAAAGCAGGCCTACGCCAGAAGGATGGAGGAAGCCCGCCAGCAGCGCGAAGAGGAAGCCACTAAGATAGCGGCCGAGTGCCGCGCCTGGTGCGCTCGCGTATGGGAGCAGGCGCCCGAGGCACCCGCCACCCACCCCTACCTGGTTCGGAAGCAGAGCCCGGCGCACGGCTTGCGCCTACTCCGCACCGGCGACGATGACGGCGCCCTGATGGTCCCGGTGAAGGACACTGCGGGCACCATCCACGGCATGCAGTTCATTTCCCCTGACGGCACCAAGAAGTTCAAGACGGGCACGGCCAAGGCAGGGAACTGCTACCGCATCGGGACGGTTATTGACGACACCCTGATCATCACCGAGGGGTACGCCACCGGGGCCAGCATCCACCAGGCTACCGGCCACTGCGTTCTCGTTGCGTTTGACGCTGGCAACCTGCAGGCCGTTGCTGAACTGGTACGCGCAGCGCGGCCGTCCTTCAAGATCATCATCGCCGCCGACAACGATGCATGGCTCAAGCTCACCATCGAGGGGGAGACGGTCTACAAGAAGGTGCCGTGCAACCACCCTGTAACTGGGAAGCGATGCGTCAACACCGGGATCGTGAAGGGCACGGAAGCAATGAAGGCCTGCGGTGGACTGCTAGCGGTCCCGTCGTTCCAGGACGTGACAGACCACCCGACCGACTGGAACGACTTGCACCTGCTGGAAGGGATCGAGGAAGTCACCCGCCAGTTCGACGCCGTGCTCGATCCTCAAGAGGACCCACCCCACGAAGAACAAGCACCGCCCGAGCCGGCCGGCGATTACTGCGAGTTCACCCCGCCCGACGAGAACACCCAGCCGTTCCAGTGTCTCGGATACGAGCACAATATCTACTATTACCTTCCCCGCGGGAGCAACCAGGTCGTAGCGCTCCGGGCCGAGCAGCACAACAAGTCGCACCTGATGACGCTGGCCCCCCTGCACTACTGGGAATCCTGCTACCCGGCAAAAGCCGGCGCCAACTACGACGCGGCCGCCAATGCTCTGATTCGCTTTCAGGAACGCAAAGGGGTATACGACCCTTCACGGCTGCGCGGTCGTGGCGCCTGGGAGGATGCTGGGCGCTCCGTGCTGCACTTGGGCAACACTATGTATGTGAACGGTGGCCAGCATCACCCGCACGAAATCAAAAGCCACTACATCTACGAGGCGGCCCCCTCCATGGAGTACGATACGCCGTGCGCTCCGCTGGGCGCCAGCGACGCTAACCGGTTCGTCTCGATCTGTGACCAGCTGATGTGGGAGCGCCCTATCTACGGCCGCCTGCTGGCCGGCTGGTGCATCATCGCACCTATCTGCGGAGCGCTCCGGTGGAGGCCTCACGTTCACCTGACCGGGGGCGCCGGCGTCGGCAAGTCGTGGGTTCAGAAGAACATCGTCGCGCTGGCAGTCGGCCCGGCCGCGCTCCAGGTTGTCGGCACCACGACGGCGGCCGCGATCCGGCAGACGCTCGGCGCCGATGCGAGGCCTGTAATTCACGACGAGTTCGAAGCAGAGGACCAGGGCGGCATCAAGCGGGTGCAGGAAGAACTGGAGCTTGCCAGGGCATGTTCGTCAGACTCCGAGGCGCTCACCCTCAAGGGTGGGGCAGACGGCCGCGCCAAGGTGTACCGCACCAGGGCCGCGTTCTGCTTCAGCAGCGTCGGCGTCAACATGAGCCAGCAGGCCGACGTCTCCAGGGTGACCGTGCTCTCGCTGCGGAAGGACGAGCGGTTGAGCGAGGATGAAAGGCTGGCTCACTTCGACAAGCTGGTGACCGAGTGGGCCGCCACCATGACGGAAGAATACTGCTGCGCTCTCCGCGCCCGCATGGTGCGCCTGATCCCGGTAATCAGGAAGAACGCCGACACGTTCGCCCGGGCCGCTGCGGTCGGCGTCGGCACGCAGCGTACCGGTGACCAGCTGGGCGCCTTGCTTGCCGGCGCGTTTGCCTGCTTCAGCAGCGCGGAGATTTCCCTGGATGACGCGAAGAAGTGGATCAGCAGCCAGGACTGGAGCGAGTACAAGATCAAGGACGAGCAGTTGGACGAGAACCGCTGCCTTGCCAAGATCCTGCAAACCGTGATCCGGGCGCAGGGCGAGAAGGGGCAGAACTACGACTTGAGCGTTGCGGAGCTTATCGGCATCGCCAAGAACGCGTTGACCTCGCACCAGGGCATATCAGACATGAGCGCCGACGCCGTACTGAAGCGCTATGGTATCAAGGTGTCTCCGTTTGAAGGGGTCTTTGCGATATCGAACACGCACATTGCTATCGAGAAGATGCTGGAGAAGACGCCATGGAGCAAGAACTGGCCGCAGCTGCTGGCCCGGCTGCCGAACTCGGAGAAGACGAACACGATTAGGTTCGGCGCCATATCGACCAAGGCCGTACAGCTGCAACTTGATATGTTGGATTAAGGGGGGAGCATGGCAAAGCAGAAATTCACAGAGGCAGACCTGATCAGGAACCTGATACCATGCCTCACCGATTGGGGCTGGGATATCTACCAGGAAGTCGAGGGGCCCGGGCCGCGCGCCGATAACGAACTTCCGGCAGGAGTGGGACAAGACCATCGAGGCTGCAGGGTTCACGGACGTGACCTACCATACCCTGCGCCACACCTTCGCCTCACAGTTCCTGATGGCCGGTGGCGACCTCTCCACCTTGTCCGAGATCTTGGCCCACGCAGACATCGCCATCACGAAGAACATCTACGGCCACCTGTCCAGGGAGCACAAGCGGAAGGCCACCGACGAGTTCGCCGCAGCGTTCCTTTCGAGGTTCTAAAACCAAAGTGTAACTAAAACTGTAACTCCGGTTTTTCAGGGCATAAGAAAAGGGGTCAGGCAATCAAGCCTAACCCCTTTATTTTATTGACTGGTGCCGGAGGTCGGAATCGAACCGACACGGGTTGCCCCGCTGGATTTTGAGATTTGTGTGAAATGTAGCATGAAACACGTAAGCTGTCATTATTGCAAGCAAAAACCCTAGTAATATCAACGTGTTTGCTTAAACAATCATTGTGGTTGTTTTCCGGTTTTAGCCTGCTATGCCAGCGACTTACGTCTTAGCATGGCGTAGACCGGATGTTAGCAACTGTAACTCCATCCGTCACTCCTACGCCGCCGCCAGTTCCTCGATCACCACATCCCCGCTGTTCCAGTTTTTCCCGCCAAACATCCGCACGGCGCGGTAAGCTGCCTGCCGGCGCCACCACTTCACGCCGTCCGCTTCCATGTCGCGCAGGAACTGCTTATCGGCGGCTTCCCTAGTGCCGATGCCCTTCTTGTACTTCCAGTCGTGCTTTACCGGTCCCACGTCGCCGAGCTGCGTCGGGCTGATCAGGTTCCAGAACAGCCGGGGCACTGAGGCAAAGTCGAAAACGAACCCCTTGGGGATCTCCTGCTCACCATCTCCGTCGTTGAACCGGAAAGCGGAATAGAGGATCCAGTTATTGACGTTGGCGGGATGCTGCATCACTATCGGTGCGTTAAGCGAAATCATGGCTTCACCTCCGGCTCACCCTTGACTTTGTCGTAGACCTTCCCCAACGAGGCCGTCGCCGCTGCCCACACCTGACCAAGCGGCCCCCGGTTGTCGACGGTAATTTTCACCGCGCCGTCGCTGTAGTCGACCTTACCGTCACTCTGGCACCTGACACGGTACTCTTTCCCGTCAGGGGCTCGGACGTAGGAATCGCGACCACCCAGACCTACGCAGCCGGGGAGTAGAAGTACCAACAGGATCATCGCCCTCATGTGCGCCTCCTTTTGGACTCCATTGCGAGAACTGCGGCCCGGACGTTGTCCTTGATCCGATAGACCCATGTGCGGAAAAACTGCTCTTTTATCGGATCACCAGCGACGATCCGGGCGTAACGGTCGTAGCGCAACCCGACCAGGTGACAGTACAAGGCAACCTGATCGACGAAGTTGAGGCGGGCAATGGTCGCCGGTCCTATCGCCCCATCAACAGCGATGGGCGGCATAGGCCAGCCCGCCCGGTTGATGGCGCGCTGAAGCGCTTTCGCCTGATAGCCGGTCCCCATATTGACTGCCGCGTCAAAGATCTCGTTGGCGATGATCTGGCTCTTCACATCGTCAAGACGCAGTGCCCCCCAGAAGTCGCGGCGGTAGATGATGGAGGCGCGCTGGATGGTGAGTGCCCTGATGTCCTCGCGGGGGTAGCTGGCAGCGGCGATGCCGTACTTTGTCCCACGCTGCTCCCCCTTGCCGACCTTTCCGCCGGTCCAGTTACCAGAATCGGCGCGCATGTTCTGGTATCCACCCTCATGTCCGAAGGTGTTGATCAGGGCAATTTCAACGTCAGCAGCATGAGCTGGGACCGCAACCATCAGGAGGATCATCAATGTGAACTGTTGCAGCTTCTTGCAGGCTTCTTCTCTGGTCATGTCAGATCTCCTTTATTGGTCAGTGTTGGTAAATATGCCGGTAAGCTTGCTCATGGGGTTACCTCTTTCGGTTAGGCTTTATGGGATTACCGCCATCAGATCATCCACACTATTTCCGTATTCAGCGAGTACGGGCGCTGTAACCTGCGCGGTGCTCCCCGCGCTATCCTTGGCAATACCGAAAACTAACGTTCCGGTTGTAGGCATAACGAAAATGTAATTCGTGGACTTCACCCACCCCGCACTGTATGCAACAGCGCTGCCAGCAACGCCCTTAACATAGAGGTTAACGTTGCCGGACCCCGTAGCTTTAATCCATGCACTAAACGACATGTATTTGCCATGGAGTTGCGGGTATTTCGAGGCATCTATGCTGAATCCATAAACATCAGAAGCGGCAGAATCGGCATCGATCAACTCATAAACAACACGGGTGGGGTCTTGCGAAAAAGCTATGGCGGACACCGCGAATGTTGAAGCTGCGCCGTTGTCTATAACTTTAGTCCAACCGCTTAATACAGTCTTAGCTATGTTACGTTTGGATACGCCCTTGATGGTCAGGCTATCCAAACACCGTAGCACGCCGTCAACTCCGACATATGTATATGAAACGGTGGATGTAAACCCCTGGTTCAAACCAATGGCGGCATTAGACAGTGACCCGTAGGAAGAGATAATGCCGCTTGGATTGCCATACGTGGCGACAAGAACGCGAGTGCCTGCCTGATTGTTGTTACCCTCCACATTCAACATGCTTGTCGATGTCACAAAGGCAAGGGAATCCCCGCCTGTCACATGGTTGTTGGTCATGTTTACATTTGGTGGGTACGTAGGTGCGAAAACGCTAGGATCGGGCGAACCGTTAACAAGAATATTGGTCTTGACGTTAAAGGAAGGCGTTGTAAATGTGTGACCGACCGAAGCATTTACTTCCAGGTAGTTTTTATCTATGTTGTAAAGGTAGACATTGCCCCATATATAGGCCGCTCCCTTGTCATTATTTTCGATGGTATTGTTCTGCAAAACCGTGTTACCACTTCCACTGCCTACAAAAAACCCCCACCCGCCATTAGCGTATATTTTGTTAGTGCTTAACACTAGGTTTTGGCAGTAACCCGCCCTCCCAATGGTTTGCACCCCGTCTCCTGTATTCCCGGTCAGTGTGTTATTCGTGATACGGCTAGACCATCCTTCTAAAGCCATCGCTGAAACTATAGTGCCGCTGACATAATTCTGCTCGATTATACTGAGCGCGGTATACCCGTAAATGCCATAATCTGCCAGACCGTTTCCGGTGATGTTGATCCCGGCAATGTTCAGCCTTACCGACGTGGCACCGCCCACCGTGCCCGCCGAAATAACAGCATCCATAGAAGCCAACACGTTTAAAAAGGTGGAATTTTGACCTGCTCCGCGCACCGTGATAATTTTATCTATTACCCATGTGCTGCCGACACCGTAACTCCCCGGGGAATAACTAAAGAGCCCCCCCGAGTCAAGAGATGCAGCGGCTTTGGTTATGGCAGCGGAGTCATCTGCTACCCCGTCCCTGGCAGCGCCAAACCACTCGGGCCGGGACATCTTCAGTCCTGACACCAACCCGGTCCCGTTAACTATCCGTGCCAGCGGCCATCGCGCCGTGTTTGCCATGCCGGGACCGCTGATGATGTAGGCGCCGTGATTGATTACTGCGCCGTTTAGGGGGAGCAGTTCGATGTTGGCGGGGATGGTGAGGTTGGCGGTAAGCGTCTGGTCCGTTGTAATTTTCAGCGTTCGCGGCGTACTGCCTATCGCGGTCACAGCCGCATTAAGGTTCGCGTAATCCGTATCGTAGGCCACCCCACCCCGAAGTATCGCCTTGAGATTAGCCCATGTGAGCCTCTTAAATACCGAGTCCAGGAATCCAAACGTCGCGCTGTCGGCAGGCGTTGCTTCAGCAGCGGCAGTGAGTTCCGTCGCCGCTGTCGGGATTGTCATCGTCGGCTTCCCGCCAGGCTTACTGAAGGTGGCCCCCAGCACCTGCATGGTGTTGACGTTCTGCTTCCCGGCGTCGACCGAGCCCCCAGCTGAACTCCACTTGCCGAACGCGGGCGTGATGACGGCGGCCTGCGCCGACGTGAACATGCAAAGAACTGCGATTAAGCTAAACCAGATCCTCATAAACCCCTCCCCTTTAAACCGGTATTGGTACTACGGCGAACATCTTTCCGCCTGCGTCGTCGAGCCCAAGATACTGAACGCCGAGCTTGCACTTCTCCCCCGAGCCACCGACGTCGGTGTATTCCTGATCCAGAACTAGAGCCGGGACCTCCGCAGCAATCTGCGCCGACACCTCCGCTGGGCTGGTGGCCCGCCCGTCGATGATAGACTGCAGGTGGGACAGCGACATGGACCCTGCCGCCGAGTCGTAGGGCGACGTGGTGGCGTACTCCACCAGCGTGAGGTCGGCAGTCAGTATCGGATCGAGCAGGTTCACGGTGGTAAAGCCGCCCGCGTAGGCCGAGCTCATAACCTCGCTGTAGACGTAGACGCCGTTGACGGTGCAGCGCACGCGCCGGTGCTCCACCATGACGCCGGTTGCGTCTGCGCCGGCCCATTTGAACTGGGTTGCGCTCACGTAGGACTCTACCCTGGCAGGGTTGACCCACTCGGAAGGCGCCGATGCCGCGAACACCTTGGCATCAATCTCCTGCTCAAGCCCGCCAATGCCCGCGGCTATCGCTTCAAACTCCTGCCTGATTTGAACCGAGGCGCCGACAGCACTGAACCCTGGGGCACCACTTGCGTTATAGTTCCTGTTCATGGCGTCTTTCTCCCCGTCGCTCTCTTAGATGCTCAATTTCTTCATCAATCTTTCGGTGCCGCTCGGCGCAGGCACGTTCCCTGACCTCTTCTGCTTCCTTGTGGGCCTGTAGACTGGCAGCTGTCGCATTGTAGGACTTCTGAAACTCGTCGAACTTTCCCCATAAAACCTGAAACTGGTGTTCGATACTTGCTTTGACCGTATCGAATCCCTTATTTATCAGCCACGCGATGATGCAGCCCATGGCCGCTATTAACCCGATTGCAGATGCCCAAAGAACTGCGATGGCTGATGGCAAGGTGTGGCCTCCTATGCTACAAATAATAAAAATGCCCTGCCGCCGCTGATAATCCAGGGCGAGCAGGGCGTAATTGGCACGGCTCAGATGCGGGTCGCGCAGTCAGTGACTACGCTTAATTTTTGCTATTTCTACCACGTCGCTGTTACAGATTCAAGGATTACTGATTGAAGCGCTCTATCAGTCTGTCGTAAATCTTTGACTCCTGCGCCTCAAGCTCTTTAGTCATGGCCCGCTTCGCGCTGAAACTCAGGGAGTCATCGAGCCTGATAGCGTCGACAGCATCGCGCTTCGCCTTGGCAAGCTTTGCCTGGCGGGCGGCGAGGCCAGCGACTGCCAGCAGATCCGCCTTGTCCTGCCTGATATCCCTGGCGGCCTCGACGTCCCTGTTCTTCTTTGCTGCGTTGAATCCGTCGATAGCCGTCTTGGCATCCTTGGCGATATCCCAGAACATGCGCCGAGTATCGCGCACCGTGTTCTCCCGGACCAGCACGCTTCCCATCGGGATCTCTGCCAGGTCAGGTTGAGCTCCGTTCGCGCCGACGATACCAAGTCCTACAACCTGGTCGACGAACGTGAACGCCCCCCCGAGCAGCGTGCGGGTATAGTACTTCAGGATTTCCGGGGAGACGTCCACCATCCCGGCGCTGTACTCGCTGCCGCCTGTCGCCTCGTTCATGCCGGTGGCAACCCTATCGTAAACGCTCCCCTTGGTGCCGCGCCACATGTTCTGGCTGTCGGGCTTCGATTCCTGGAACTTCTCGGGGGCGATCCTGCTGCCAAAACTGTTGGTGTTCGTCTTGGGCGCCAGGACGAGCTTTGCAACGGTCGGCATCATTGCCAAGGGCTGGATATCCCCCTCGTCGCTTACGGGGTTCCCAAGGGGCGCCAGGCCGTCCATGATTGCGCTTGCCAGGTTGAGGCCGGCCCGCTTGTCGAACCGGCCGTGCACCGCGTCGTTCATGGCGTATCCGATGCCGACGAAAGACCCGTACTCGTAAGGGAGCGGAATGGTGATCTGCGTTTTCTCCCCGGTCCTGATCACGAAGTTCCTGTTCTTCACACTGCGGGGGATCTTGTCCCACTCGTCATCATCATCGCCGCCCATGCCCCGGGCGAGCTCGGCCGCCATGAACCCGGCCAGCGCCATGGAGCCGACAAGCGCCTGCGCTTGCAGCTTGTGCTCGCTCTGCGTGAGCGCAAAGAAGGAGCGTTGTACCCCCTGCATCGCTGGGTTGAAGAACAGCCAGAGCGCCCCCATCTGTGCCCCGAGCTCGCCGCGCTTGTCGAAGTTGATGGTGCTGTTCTTGGCGGCCTCGCCTGCCTCCGCTTCGCTCTTGCCTTCCTGCACCAGCGTCATGAAGGTGGAGACGCGGAAAGCGTTCTCGGAAACGGTGTTCATGGCGTTGATCAGCTTCAGGAAGTGGCCCATCACCGGGACCTTGTGGAACCCTGCCACACCCGAGCGGCCCAGCGCCTTGACCCTTGCTGCCATGTTGGAGCGGCCCTTTGCCTTCTCTGCCGCAAACACGTTACGGTACGTGGCGACGCTCCCGATCTGCTCCTGATAGATTGCTTCAACGTCTTCGCCCAGGCGCTCCAGGGAAGATAGCCAGCTGGCCCCGGTGGAACCGCCCTGCTTCCTGTACCGGTCCACCCATGTCGAGAGGGCCGGGTCCTTGCGGGCCTTGATGAACTCCCGAATAGCCTTCGGGTAGTTCGCCGCGATCTTTGCCGCGGTCGCCGCGCCGTAGTCGCCGGTCAGGTTCACCATGCCTGCGGTGAAGTCCCTGAACGTGTTGCGGATCGTGAAGCGCGGATCGTACCCGGTGTAGGCCCGGCTGAAATAGTTGTTGATCTGCTTGCCGATAGAGAGGATGGTCCCGAGTCCTTCGGCCCCCAGGTTGGTAAGGGCGCCGGCCGCCACCTCGTCGTTGATCTGGATCCGGACCTGGTGACCGTTGATGTAGGCGTTGATCTCGTTGTCGCCCAGCATGGGGCTTGTCATCCAGTTCACGGTGGGGTCGCTCGACACGTTCAGCATGTAGTCACTGAGCGGCTTGCCGTTTGCCAGGCGGTCTTTAGCGACGAAGGCATCAGCGTCGGCCTCGTTGGTGAAGGCCGCGACGGGCGCCCCCTGGAACAGCACAGTGTACTGCTTCACGCTCTTGAACACCCGGCGCTTCTCCGGTTTTCCAATCGTGCCGATCCGGTCGTCGGCCGCTTCGTGGATCAGCTGCGCGATCGAGAGCGCGACGTTGTTTTTCTCCACCGTCTTGATAGCCCGTTCCCGCGCTTTGATGATGTTCTCGATCACATGCTCGTCGCGCCTGCCGTGCCCGCTACGGCGCTGCTGCTTCCCGTTCACGCGCAGGCCCTTGCCGGTTCCTGTCTTGGTGTCATCCTCACCGCCCCGGAGCGGAACGTACTTCTTGTAAGCCCCGTCCCATGCCGCTCGCATTTCGGAGGAGATTACGCCGTTGCCCTCCAGAAGATCCGCAGTCTGCCCGCTGAACGCCTGAAACTGGTCGGCCAGCGCTTTGAACTCCGTGAAGTCCGGGCGGGCCTGGTAGTCGGCTAGCGCCTGCGCGGCTTCCGCATCGGTGACGCCAAACGCCAGCGCGGCCGGGTCATCGTGCAGTTTCCGCATCTGCTCGTTTGCTTCCTCCGCGTGCTGCATCAGGAGGTAGTCGGAGATATCGTCAAGGCTCACCTTCGCCTTTGCTGCCGCCTGCACCAGCGGCTGAATGTCGTTGTCCATGAACCTCGAGAGCTGGTCCGCAATTTTCCCGTTCATGGTGTAGAGCCCGCGAGAAGCGTTCGCCAGGTCGGAGAGGCGCACGCCCTGTTCTTTCAGCCAGCGCTGCAGCACGTCGACCCGGTTGTACTTGTCCTGGAACTTGCGCCAGCCTGCCTGCACCTTTGTCTCGGTGGGGAGGTCGGCGCGGCCATCCGGGCCCGCAATCATAAACCGGTCACCGTCGAACAGCGTGGTGGCCTGCGAATTGCTCCGCTCCACATACCCCCGCGCCCGGGCCAGCAGCGCCTTGATATCGCTATCGCTCCACTCCACCTTGAAACCGTGCTGCCGCAGCCAATCACGCACCGCAGCAATGGCCCGCTTCACGATGCCCACACGGTCGGCCGTCTCTGCCATTTCTGCAAGCTTTTCTTCGGCGGCCGTCATCCGGTCCTCAGGCTTGGAGAGGTTCAGGCCGTAGCGTGCTGCGATATCCTTGAGCCCCTTGTTGCCGTAGACCATGGCGATCTGCTGCAGCACCGGTTTGAACCTAGCGCCGAGCAGGCCGCGCAGGCCGTAGTGTGCTACCGATTCGTGCAGGAACACCGCTTCCGCCTCGTCGGCCGCGTTCAGGTTGTCGGCTACGATGTAAATCTTGCCAGCTGTGAATACACCCCGCACAGCGCCGGAAGCGTCGAGGCTGTTGATTTCGTCTTGGACCGCTGCGGGCAGTTCGGATTCAGCCTGCACCACTTCCCAGGCCGGCGCGTTGTCCATGTTGGCGGTGAAGTAGGTCAGAGTGTTTCGAACCTCGGCTGCGTCGGCGCCTTGGGCCGTCTGGTCCCGGTTGAAGCGGATATCCGGGTTGTCGGGGTTGAACTCTCCGTTGTTGCCGGTGGCGGATTTGATCTGCGTCGGATCAGAGACGTAGAAAACCTTCTCTCCGTTGGGCATGTTGACTACCGCAGCACCCCCCGGCACGTTTCGGACGTCCAAGCTTGCGACAACCTTGCCAAGTGTTTCAGGCGTAGCGTAAAATTCAGGGGCATTGGCAGGGACTTTCAGGTATGCCTCATATACTTCGGGGTCGCCTTCTCTGCTTGTCTCCGCAGCGTCTTTTAAAATCCTTGCCGCTTCAGGGTTGAAAGCCTTTGCACTGTCAGCCAACTCCCCCAAGTAGGATAAAAACTCGTCCGTGTCATCCACGGCACCCCAATAAAATTCGGTTTCCGGGGCCAGCCCCATGTCTTCCATCTGAGTGTCTGAAAGCATCCTGAGTGCAGAGTTGGCTTTGCGTATAGCATCGTCCAAAATTACCGTTTCATCATTGTAAGCATTGGCGTAACCTTCGGCAGCTTCACGGTTTGTTGCGAAGGAAAACCCACCACGCGACCTCCCCCCTGTGCGGCCCCGGTAATCCTTGCTGAACTCAGTAAAGCCGCCTGTAGGTGTGCCGTGGTAAACCACCAGCGGCTTACCCTCGGCATCCACTACCTTGGAGTCTCCGAACCATTTCTTGAAGGCGGGGGTGCTGGTTTGATTCAAAGAGAATCGAGTCTCAGCATCTACCGGCGCAGCCTCAACGCTGGTCCGTCCCTGGCGTAGCGCAGACACTACCCGCTTATGCTGGTCCCGCAACTCCTTCAGCTTCTCGGCATGCTTGAACGGTTGCTTCAGTTCCTCCCGGGCGCCCGCGGCGTCCTTCTCCAGCTGGGCAATGCTCGACTTCGCCCCGCGAATATCGTTCGCCACGTTGTCGACCACGTTGTCGAGCCTGGTGATGAAACCGGGCGCCGAGAATTTATCCTCCAGGGTGTATTCGGTCAGGCCGATGCGCACGCCGTTGGACATGAGCTCGACGCGCACGCTTTGCGTCAGGCCGGAACTTACCTGAATATCGGTCCCGCGGTACGTGCCGACTTCAACCGGGCGGGTGTCGCGCATCGACGTCGTGAAGGCCCGGCTGATCACCCTGAACATTTCCTCAGGGTTGTAATCCTCCTTCTCGTTGTACTCCACCCTTCCCAGCTTGAGCCCGAGCGCGTCGGCGTTCTTCGGCTGCAGCCCCCTCTGCGCCTTCTCCAAATCAGCGAGGCGCTTGTAGGGGTAGGCGCTTTTCGCCTCGACGGAGTGAACCTTGTCCTCCAGGTCGTAGCGCGAACGCTTCCAGGATTTCTCCATGCCCTCGTACTTGCGGATCTCGTTTTTCATCTGCAAATCTTCAAGCATCAGCGGGTTACCGGCCGCGCTCGCCTTTATCTCGGCCGCGTTGGCGCTCTCACTGGAGACGTCCTCGATCTCGCGCAGCTCCTTGCCGCCCGTCTTGAACAGCTCGATGCTCTTGGCCTTCGTCTCGATGATTTCCCACATGCGAGAGTCGTAGGTCTGCTTGGTGGCGTAGCGCCTGATCTTCACGCGGAAACCTTCGGGATCCTCGTAATAGAATTCGTTGCCCTGCCGTACAATGCGGCCCTCACGCTGCGCCAGGTCGCTCGGTTTCCACGGTGCGTCAAGGTGGTGCAGGCCTACCAGCTTCTTCTGCACGTTGGTGCCGGCGCCCATCTTGGCGGTGGAGCCCAGCAGGACACGGATCACGCCCGAGTTCACCTTGGCGAACAGGTCATGCTTCTGCGCGTCGGTGTTGGCGTCGTGGATATAGGCTATCTGGTCGGCGGGGACCCCCTTCTCGATCAGTTTGGTCTTAATGTCATCGTAGACGGAGAAATCAGACTTCCCGGAATCTGCCAGCAGGTCGTCAAAAGAAATCTCCGGTCCCTTCTCGGCGCCGTCATCGTCTCCGTCATCTTCCTTGCTGGCCTGCGCTTCTTCCCAATCGATCAGGTAGCTTTCTATCTGCTCGTCGGGTATGGCCTGGTCGCGGAAGCGCTGTTCCATGACGTGTACGGGGATTCTCGCAAGCTTCTCCGTCGCGTTCGCCTTGGCTTCGGTGACGTTGGCACCCTCGCCAATCTCCAGGCCTGACATGCGCTCGTACACCCTGACGCTCTTGCCCTTCTTGAAAGAGAAAAACTCCCACTCGGCCTGAATGGCGTCGAGCTTAACCGGCTTGCCGGCAACGTGCTGAATGGTGCCCCGGTCCTTGACAAAGTAGGTCGGCACAGTCTCTGCCATCTTCGCCAGGTTCTGCCCCTTGTGTGCCTTCGGGGTCGACAGGTCGATGAATACCAGCTGCGTGCCCTTGCGGTGATCGTTCTCCTTCCAGATTTCGTGGATCTCGTTCACAGCCGTGTTCGTCTTGGAGCCCGCGAAGTCCGGGGAGTTCTCGTCAATCAGCCGGAAGTCGAGGCCCGCCTTGCGAGCGTCGCCGGTGATGACCAGGGGCATTTCCCGCGTGTTGCCTTTCTTCTTCTCGTCAAGCCAGTGCTCCATGCGGTAAACGATGGTGCCGGGATCGTACTCAACGACCGGCATGCCGTTCTCGGTATTCACGATCACGTTACCATCGTCGTCGGTTTTCTCCCGGGGGATGCCGATGTATTCCGCCTGCTGGGGGGAGCGCTCAACCACCACGTTCTGAGGCTTTCCGCCCTCAATCTTTGGCAGGGGGAACGTCTTGCCCTGCTGCTCCGCGTCCCTGATCAGGTCCGGGTTGGTGATGGTGTCGGTGACCTGGCGCCACAGCTGCTTGAGCTCCGGGAGGTTCACCAGTTTGCGGAAGCGGGTTTTCTGCTTGTAGCGCCCGCCAGCGTCCTGCTCCCAATCCGACGTTGCCAGGCCAAACGCAGAGGCCCATGCGTCGAAGTTTGCCAGGCCTCGCGCCTTGAGCTCGCCGTACTGGAGGAACCGCTGCATGTGGAACACTTCTGCCAGGCTATTACTGATCGGCGTCCCTGTGGCGAAATAGACCCCTTTGCCGCCGTTTCTGCGCATCAGGTACTGAGTCTTGATGAACATGTCGAACGCCCGCCCGCTGCCGGTAGGGTCGCCCAGGCCCGCGACGTTCTGCATGGTCGTGGTGTAGAAAAGGTTTTTGAATTCGTGGGCCTCGTCGGTAAACAGGGCATCGATCCCCATTTCTTCGAAGTTCAGCAGGTCGTCCTTCGGCATATCGGCCAGGGCCTGAATCTTCGCCTCGATCCTGTCCTTTGCCTCCTGCAGCTTCTTCACGGAAAGCTTCTTGCCGGCGTCCTCCTTTGCCTCCCGCAGCGCCTGTAGAATCTCGGCCTTCTGCTCGTCAAGTATCTCCATCTGAATAGCAGGCGGAACCGGGATAAACTTGAACGACGAGTGGGCGATGATAACGGCATCCCAATCGCCGGTGGCAATCTTGGCAAACAACTGGCGCCGGTTCTCTTTCTTGAAGTCCTTTTTCGTCGCGGCAAGCACCTTGGCCTGCGGGTAGATTTTGGCGAACGCTGCCGCCCATTGCTCTACCAGGTGGTTCGGCACGGTGACCATCGGTTTTTTAGCCAGGCCCAGCCTGCGTAGCTCCATCGCTGTTGCGGTGATAACGGCTGTCTTGCCTGCGCCGACAACGTGATCGTAGAGCGCGACGCCGGTTTGCACCGAGCGGTACACCGCGTTTTTCTGGTGCGGCCTGAACTGGAAGGTGGGAGACATGCCCGGGAACGTCATGTGGGAACCGTCGTGCCGAGCGTCCACCGTCGTGTTCATCAGGTCGTTGTACTTCCTGACTACCTTCTGGCGCCGGGCCTGGTCCTTCCAGATCCAATCCTGGAAAAGCTCGGTCAGTTCGTCGGCCTTCCCCTGCGCGGCGGCCGTCTCGCTGGCGTTCAGGATGCGGGCGCCGTCCTTCTGCGGGTTCGGGTCGTAGACGGCAATCTGCTTGTTCGCCATCAGGGTGCTCATGATCGTGGTAGCCGACATGCGGCCGGTCCCGAGCTTTGCCGTGTTCAGCGTGTTGTCGCTGCTGGTAAAGCGCACGTTCCAGCTGTGGGTAGCGCGGGAGTATCCGCCCGCCATGGTGCCTTGCAGCACCTCCGCTGCGAACTGGTGGTAGACTTCCTCCGGAACCCAAAAGGCATGGGGAGCGACAAAGATATCAGCGGCCGGGACGTCCTCAGGCTGCACCGCGTCGAGCGCTTCCACGTTGCGGCCGTACTTCGGGTCCGACTTGGCCGCGTTGATCGCCTCTGCCAGCTTCGCCTTCACGTTCCCGGAAAGGTATTCGCTTGCCGGGAGCCAGCCTGCGCTGGGGTCCTCGTAAACGGATTCCCCAAGCTCCTTGGTGATCTGCTCGGCGTCCTTGCCGTATATCGCTTCCATGTAGGGGAAGTCGACGCGGCCCTTCTCGTTCATCGAAGCAGATAGGGCATCGGGGGCGCTCTCCACCTTGGTGACTTCCATGGCCGGCGAGAGCACGCGCTTAGTGAAAATATCGGCCTTCTTGGCGCTGGCCTCCCTTGCCTCCTTGCCCTGCTTCTTCGCCAGGTCCTTGCTCAGTCCCTTATCAAAGCTCTTTTCCAGGGAGCGCACCAGGGGGGAGTCGGCATCGTCCCAAAACAGGCGCTTGTTGGTGTCGTTGTTCAGGTTGCCGTACCGTTTCACGTAGGCGTCGTAAAGGGTGTTCAGCACCTTCCGGTTATGGTCGATCGCCATATCCGAGCTTTTCTCGTTCGCTTCCAGGGCCAGCTGCTTGCGCACCGCGTCGCGCAACTCGACCATGCCGGCAATGCGGTCGGCGGTCGTCCCGATGTGATCCAGCTGGCGGGCCTGCGTGTCGCCGTTCATGTCGGGCATGCGCTGGTAAAGCTTGCCGTTCTCCATGAAGAAGTTGAAGGGGCGAACGCTGTCTACGTTCTTGAGGCTGGCCGCCGCCGCGTTGTTCAGGTCCTGAGTGGTGCGCTTCCCGCTGGCCATGACGTTCTTCGGCAGCTTCTCGATCGCGGCTTGCAGCTTCTCGCCCAGGTCCTCGCCGGCGCGGGCCGCCAAGATAGCGCCACCTGCTCGCCATGCGCCCCCTCTCAGCGCCATTTCGCCCAGCATCATGTCCGGGTTCGACACGAAATACTTGTTGATCTGGATATCGGCGCCGGTGGCCGGGTCCTGAACCGCTCCCATTTCGCTCCACTCTGCCGAGTTCCCCTGCTCCCCCGGTGCGAGCTTTTGCAGAAACACGATATCGGTGGTTACTTCCGTCCCTGCGTTGACAGAGAACGCGGTATCCGGCAAGCGGATCGCGCCCAGCAACTTCGCCCGGGCCGCCACATAGTCGCGCTGCTGCTTGCCGGTCGCATCGTTGGCGTCGAGGAACCCCTTGGAGACAACCATGGCCAGCACGCCGCCAGGGCGCAGCGAGTCAACCGACTTGGCAAAGAAGTAGCCGTGAATCTTGAACTTGGAAAGGGTTTTGCTGTTGGGGTCGAATACCGGCTTGGCACCGAACGGCGGGTTACCTATGGCGAGGTCAAAGCTTTCCGGGACAATCTGCAGGTCCTGGAATCCAAGGGGGGCATGCACGCGGGCCTGCGGGTACAGGTGCTTTGCAATCATGCCGGTGATGTGGTCGAACTCCACGCCGGTCATCTTCGACATGGAGCGCAGCTCGCGGGGCATCAGGCCGAAAAAGTTACCGGTGCCCATGGACGGCTCCAGCACGCTGCCGCGGTCGAAGCCGAGGCGCTGCACGCCCGCCCAAATCCCTTTGACAACTTCGGCCGCGGTGTAATGCGCGTTCTGTGTGGAGGATACTGCGGTTTCGTACTGCTCGGGGGTGAGCAAGGCCTTGAGCTCGGCGTACTCCTTCGCCCAATCCTTTTTCTTTTCATCGAACGCCTGAGGCAGTCCGCCCCACCCGACGTAGCGGGCAAGAGTGGCTTGCTCGTCCGGGGTTGCCGGGCGTGCCTCACTCTCCAGGGTTTGCAGGGTCCTGATCGCTTCTACGTTGTTCTTGAACTTTGACTTAGCGCCGACTCCACCGAACTCAAGCTCATTCGTGATCGTGAAGTTCCGAGCGCTTCCTGTAACGTGAGAGGGACCCCGCACATCTGCAGCGTTTCGTACAGGACGAGGTGCGGGCTGTCCACCTGCGCCTCTATCGCCTTCTCCAGCAGCAGCGTCTGCTGCTCCAATAGCGGTATCACCAGATCCTGAAGGCGCAGACTCTGAAACCTGCGCGGGTCGCTCGCTTCCCACATTTGCAGGAGCTCCAGCCCCAGGTTCATCGGAATCTTGCCCTTCAGCTCGTCCAGCTGCATCCGGCTCTTTAGCCCCAAGTTTTTTATCACTGACTGCTGAGACACCTTTCCCTCCTTCGGCAGCGGATACCTGCACGGAAACTCTTGGCCCTTTGGCCGGCTTGGGTGTGGGGTTGGTTTGGGATTCAACGATAATGTTGGGAGCGCCGAACGGCTTATCGTTGTTGTAGAACGTCGCGCTCTCTACGCGGTAGTCTGCTTCTCCTTGGCCGCCGCGGCTCCCTCTTCCGCTTTGGTCATCGAGTTGTCCAGAATCCACTCCTGCCATTCCGCCGACCCGTACACCAGGCCGTTTCTCTTGTCCACCTTGGTCGCTTTCATTGGTGATCCCTCCTTGCGACTTAACGATACTATAATTTTTAAAGGGGTGCAAGCCATTGTTTACAATTAATCGCGGGTCCATCAGGCGCCCGGTTTCGTTGTACCTGGACAGCAGCCGCTCCACCGACTTCTGCATCGGCAGGTCGACGTAGTGAAGGTGAACGTCATACCCCGCGTTGGCAAGAGCTTTCAGGCGCCGCTCCAGGCTGGGGAGGCTACCGCCGACCAGGGGGAGCACCAGGTTGTCGCCGGCCAACAGGGCCCGCTGGTAGGCCCGCCCGAAAATGTCGGAGCTCTCTTCGTGCACAGCGTTGGAGCCGTTCCCGTTGTCGAACTCGGGGAGCAGTTCTTTTGCATCGTCGCAATCGAGAACCAGCGAGCCGTGTTCCTTGGCAATTGGGTTGGCTACGCTGGATTTGCCGGACGCCGCCAGGCCAAGAATGATATCGACGCGGTAGTCCTTGTTTTTGGCGCCGTCGCCGTAAAGCTTTTCAGCAGCGGCTTCGCGCATCTGCTCGCGCTCGGGGGTGTCGATGCGGTAGGTTTCCGGCAGCTCCAGGGAGGCGTCGACCTTTTCCATGTAGTCGGTCGGCACGATATCCTTGAGCCCTGCCTCCGTGAGCACCGGCCGCTGGTCAGGATACTGGTATCCGGCCGGCTTGCTCTGCTCTGCAAGGTCGGCTTCAAAGCTGTGCTTGCCCCGCATTTCCCCAAAGAAGTACCCCAGCTGGGATTCGAAACCGGGGATCAGGCGCCCAAGCTTGTCGCCCAGGTACTGCACGAACTCCACCAGGCCCTTCCCGGCCGCCTTGTAGTGCTCCCATGCCGAGAGGAAGTGAGGCTTGGCCTTCGCATAGCCGTCTGCATCAAACCCGGCAGGAAAGGCGGAAAGCTTGCTTTCGTCGACGCCGTAGGATGCGGCAAGAGCCTTGAGCGAGTCGGCAAACCCTTGCCCGGCTTCCTTGGCTGCGTCAGCAAGAAGCGAGGCGGCCCCGCGGGGTTTCTTGCCTGCCACCACAGCGGCCTTGATGCGCTTCACCTTCTCGACCTTGGCGGCCGGTCGGTCGGTCGGCGCTGCCATGGCGCTGCTGATCATGTTGGCAACGTCGTCGTCGGAAAGCTCGTCAAGCTCGTTCTCGATCCTGCTCTTGCCGTTGTCCGGTTTAGGTGCAGGCTGCTTCGCTTCCGGCTCCTGGTTAAGCAGCGGCTGCTGCTGTGCCTGAGGTCCTGCCTGCTTGAACACGTCGCTGATGATTTCGCTCGGCGTCTTTGCCTTGTCGCCCAGGAGGTTCCCCTGCGAGGCGTAATCGTTGTTGCGGCCGGCCGCGTCGGCCAGGGAGCGGAAGGCCTCGGCCATCTTCTTGCCGCTGCGCATCATGCCGCCGATGCCGCGGGCGATCGTCTCGGCGTCGGCATCCCTACCACCCGAGAACATATCCTGCTGACTCAAGAAGTCATCGAGGGTAAGGCCGCGCTGCTTCGCCTCTCTGATCATCCCGATCGCGTCGGTAAGTTTGCCGACGATCTCCTTCGCCTCGGTCCTGACAAACGCGGGTGCCGCGGCGTTCAGGGCGGTGATGATGTTCTTGATATCCACGTCCGATTCCTCGGCCATCATGGATACCAGTTTTGGGTCGTTGTACGCCTTGGTGAATATGGCGGCCTGCATCCGGTCTGCAAGCTGCCTTGTGGGCAGTCCTTGGGCGTCGGTGAGCCCTGCCGCTTCGCTCGATCCTAACCCTTTCAGGAACGCGGAAACGAACGGGCGGTTGCCGGAAGAAAGCAGGTTACCGTCATCCCCCACGTTGAGGCTGCCGATGTGGTCCGGAGTGATCCGGGCCGCGTCCGACTTGGCGAGCTCGGCCGGGCTCATTGCCGCCATGCCTGCCTGGTTCGCTTCCCGGGCAAACGCTGGGCGGTCCACTTCGGTTTCACGCACACGGACCAGCACCGGCTTCTTCATTCCCTTGATCTCTGCCGGGTTGACGTCAAGCCGGGCGGCTTCGGACTCCAGCCATGCGCGGTACTCGCCGGCCTTGTCGGTGTCGTATGCCTGCCTGATCGCCAGGGTGCGCCCGTTCCCGGACTCCACCACGCCGTCCGGGCCGATGAAAGGGGATCCGCTGCTGACCTTTGCCGACTCCCCCAGCTGCGCCGGCCGTAACGCCTGCGACATTTGCTGAATCTGCAGCTGGCTCGATACCTTCTCCCGGTTGCGCGGCTGGATCTCCTGCGGGTATTTCGGGTTTGGCGTGCCGTCTGCAGAGTGAGACGCTACCAGGTCGTCAGCTTCCACGACAGCAAAGGAACTGTAGATTTTATCGCCCTTGGCCGTGAACGCCTTGTTCGCCCTGCCGCGCACCATCTTCGGGCCGGTCGTAGGGGCCGCGATGGGCGCCTGCTCGGCCACCTTTTTGGCCGGTGCAAAATGCTGCGCTGCGAAATCTCTGGCATAGCGGTCCACCGGTGCAGCCTGGTCTCCGTACTTCGCCTGCACCGCATCGATGCTGCCGAGCGCCTTCACCTTCCCGCGGATAAACTCTTGCTGCACCGCCGACAGAGGCGTCTCGATCTTGGCCGCAGGGGTGGTCTCCACTTTAGGAGCGGGGGGAGAAAAAGCCCCCGGCGCAGGGAGGGGCTGCGCCGGGGCATCAACCTTCGTCACCGGGGAGGGGCCGGCGCCGTTCGGGTTGGTTTGTTCTGCGACAGGCAGCTGCCCAGCCTGCCGCAATGCTTCTGCCTCCTGCCGGCCCTTGGCAATCTCGTCTGCCAGGTTCGGGTCGTTCTGGTTTGCCAGCACCTCGTCGATAGCGTCGCGGTTCAGCGCCGGGCCACCCTTCAGAAACGTGTCCTGCACGGCCTGCTGCTCGTCGTTCAGGATAGGCTGGTTCGGTATCACGTCTTTCTGCCGGTAGCCCTCAACGCCGACAATCTCGCCACCTGCTGCGGTCGGTGCGCCCGGCTGGATGATGGGGCGGGTAAGCGGGTAATCCTTGAACGGGTCGGCGGTCAGCTGTGCGCCCTCAATCTCGCGCAACATCGGGTCGGCCAATGCCCGCGCCGGGTCTGCCACGTCGAGCGAGCCGCGGGCCCCGCTGATAGCCTCTGCCACCGGATCGACCTCGCCGCCCAGACTCTTCAGGAGTTCGTCCCGGTTCCCCCTGTCCCACCCCCCGGAGACTTCGGCCGCTGCCGCCGCTATTGCGTCGTCGACGGATACGGTCGGGTCGCTGACGCCGGTGTCGGGAACCACGACGGACGTCTTGCCGCGCATCTTGTCGAGCCTGGAGCGGATAGCGTCCTTCCGGTTCATTGTCTCGGAGACGGCCGTCATGCCGCCGCCCTGGCCCATGCCGGCAACCATGCCTTGCGCTGCCGCCTCGCCTACGCCCTCGTCCCAAGGTTTCCCCATGGCGAGGTTCGTGAACACCTGCTCTTGCGCCGACTGGGGCAGTTCCTCAAGCACGCCTTCCTTGAACATGCTCTTGGCAATCTCTTTGCCCGCCTGCAGTATCCCGCCCGCGGCTTCGCCCGCCATTCCAGCGGTGGCCGCAGAGACTTCCGCATCCTTGAACCCGGGGATCTTTGACGTCACCGCGCTGATGGTGCCAGTCACCGCGCCAGCTGCCAGTGCCGGCAGCACGGTGTCGGTGTAGTCGCGCCCACCTTGCCGCCCGCCCTCTTGAATACTGCCTGCCGTCATGGCGCCTTCGGTGCCAGCTGCGGCAGCCAGTAGCTTTGCCTGCGTCGCCGGGTTAGCGAAGAACTCGGTAGCTGCAGCCGTTCCGGGGGCGATGCCTGCGCGGGCCAGCAACCTGACCGCAAGTGTGCGGGCCGCCGCCGCGCTGCCGAGCGATAGGGGAGCAGATTCAACGATGCTGCCGAATGCCACAGAAGGGTTGTCGACCAAGGCGCCCAGCGTCTCCATGAATCCCTTGGCGCCTTGCACGTTGGCATTGGCCTGCTGCCGCTCCGCGCTGTACCCTGAGGACAGAATCTCGTCCGTTTTCTTCGGGTCGTACCCGACAGCGGCCAGTCCCTCGCCGGCAAGGTTCCCTGTCACCAGGTCGAGCCCACCGACTACAGACTCTCCCAGGCCGACGACGCCCTTCACCGCATCGACGGCGGTGTCCTGGAGGAAGCGCTTGCCGCTTGCCGCGCTTTTCTTGCCGGCCTCGGAGGCGATCCCCATCGTGGACCCGCCTTGTTCGCCAAAGATTTTCTTGCTGGGTGCTGCGGGATTCTGCTGTGAGGCTGCCGCAAAGACTTCTTCCATGTCGGCATCGGTAGGCGGGTTGGGATCGTTCCACTCAAAGGTAACTTCCCTTTTGGTGGAGTTGTCGAAGACGGTGTACTCGGCCATGTGATCCCCTATTTACTTGACAGACTTGATAGTGAAGCGCGTACCATTGCCGGCCGTTTTCGGCTGTGCAAGCCCGCCCGGTGCCGTTTTGGTTTTTGTTACCGCGCCAGTTTCCATATCCTCTGTTTTGCGTTCGTCTCCGAAAACTTCGACGCCCTGGCCACCGGTTACCCATTGGCTGAACTGGGCGCGGTGAGTCGGGTTGCTCATGTCAAAAGCCATGGTGCCGGGCCCGGTAGTCCCGTTGCTTCTCCTGACTTTTGCAGCTTCGATGTACCTCACGGTGGGGCCGCCCCTAACGGCGTCCGTTTCCTTCGGCTCCTTCGGCTTGGCGTTCTCCTTCTTGATGTCTCCTGCAACGTCGATATCCTTCTTCTTCTTGTAGTCCTTCAGGTCCTTCTCCCGGTCCTCGCCCTTCTCCTTTCTGGTGCGTTCGTGCTCGACGTCCTCGCGCAACTTCAGGGGCTGACCGTTCTTCTGCCGGTACTTCGCCTCGGCCACCGTGATCGGCTTGCCGTCCGGGTCGACGTAATCCTTGGAGATCGTATTCTCTTCCGTGTATTTCGCCGCCGAGATGAGCCCGGGTTTCACCGGCCCCGCTTCGGCTGCCGCCGCGTCCTGCTTCTTGACTGCCTCGGCCTGCGCCCTGGTGAGCGGTACGCCTTCCGCATCCACCATGCCCGACTCGCCGCGGGAGAACGTGCGTTCTTCTTTAGCAAGCTCGGCGCCCTGGTTGCGGGTAAACTCACGGTCGGAAGACTGCTGTTGCAGTGTTTCCCTGAGGCGCATCAAGTTCTCTTCGCGCAGCGCGTTCGCCACGTCCCGCTCGGACTGCCGGGCCGCCTTGGCGTTGTCGACCATGATACTTGCCGTGGTGTCTGCTGCTGCTGCTACGCCGCCTGCAAGGGCCTGGGTGAGCAATCCCATTACCGACCTCCGTTATACTTCTTGGCCGTCTGCTGAATCCTGATCTGCGCGTCCTCGATCTCCTTGCGGAGTTCGGGCGGTGCCTTCTGCATGTCGGTGTTCATCTGCATCTGGAGCTTCTTCGGGTCGATCCGGCCGGCCTTCACTTCGCCCTTCACATAGTCCTGAACCGCGACGGACAGCGCGAGTTCGTGGAGCTCCGTGCCGAGCTTCTTGAATACCCCCGTAGCCTCCCCCAGTTCGGAAACCAGGTTGACGATTTCGGCAGCACCGAAAACCTTCACGGTGTCCTGAACCTCGATCTTGCTGGTCCGGGCCGCCGCGTCGAGCCGCTGCATGATCATCACGGTGGCCGCTGCAACCTTGCTCACTGGGTCTTTCCCACCTGCCAGCATGCGCTGGACCGCGCCGGTAGTTTCCGGGGAATGAATCAGCGTTGTTGCCCTGGCGACGTACTTGTCAAAATCTTCTTTCACTGCTGCTTGACTGGGCTGGATCATGCGGCCACTCCTTGCGCGGGCTGCTGGGTGATCGGCGCCGATGTTGCCGGCTCCAGGTTGCGGTATGCCATGGGAGACGGCACGACCGGTTGCAGCGTGCTGGCCTGGCTAACCTGCTGGGGGGCGGCCGCGACCTTCGTGAATTTGCCTGCGGTGGCTTTGGTCCTTGCCGGGTCAGTCTTGACGGCCTTTAGCCTTGCAGCCTCGGCGGCCTCGGCGGCCTCTTTTGCTGCATCGCCGGTCATTACCTGCTTTGCCACACCCCCGACCGCTGCAACGCCGGCAGCCTGCATCATACCGGTTGTTGCGCTGGTCGCAGCCGGTGCGGCTACCGCAGCCGGTGCAGCCGCAGCCGGTGCGAACGCTGCAGGCGCTGCCGACATGCCTGTCGCGCCAAGGGTGACTTCGCCGGCAACGGTCGTGGATGCGAGGGCCGCACCTTCTGCCCCCGCGGCGGTACTCGCTCCTGCCGCCCCCGCCCCTGCCGCTCCCGCCCCTGCTCCTGCAGCTGCCGGTGCAAACGCGTACCCAAGCGTCCCGCCAATAGCGGCGCCGATCAGGCCCCCGTTGACGATCCCCTTGAGAATGTTCCCGCCAGTAAGAGCCGCTCGGACGCCGCCAACGACCGCGCCGGCCACCGCGCCGATCACCATGCCGCCGACTACCGCGGCCGCTACGCCGGTTGCTACGCCTGCGGTGACTGCGGTTCCTACCGCTACTGCCGTCGCTATCATCGACATAATGCCTCCAGTTTCAACTCTATCCCTGCCAGTTTCGCGTTGACGTGCTCCAGGAACCCGCCATCCTCATAACTCTCGCACGTCGCGTCCCGCTCGATCTCGTCAGGGTCCGTACTCGTCGTGGCTATCACGTTCTGCCAGATCACTTCGCTGTGGGTGTAGGCCGCCTTCTTGTTGCCTGGGGGGGCGATGAACGTGCAAGGCGCCACCAGGCGCTGACTCCCCTCTTCCGTCACAACAGTGATTTCGCCCTTGAGCAAGATGTTGATGGTTTCGTGCTTGTGGATCTTGCCGATGACGATGGTGCCGGCCGGGATGGTAACCTCGCGCACGTATGCCCCGTTGGCAAAGTAATGCTTCAGCTGGCAATCGACCTGCGGCAGCTGTTCGTGCTGGTGCTGGAGCGCCATCACCGAGGTTCTGAACCCCATCGCTCGCGCCGGGAGGTTTTGCATTAATTCCCGCCTCTCCCGTTCCTGTCGCCTACCACGCTAGTCGCGGGCGTTACCCCTGTCCCCTGGTCGACCCGGGGGTTGTTAATTACGGGGTTCGGTTGTGCGACCGCCGTGCTTCCCGTTCTCGGTTCCGCCCTGGTAGTGTCTCTGCTGGAGGCAACCGGCCAATCCAGCGAGTAGTTGTAAAGCGTGGCGACGGTCTGGATATCGGCAACCATGCCCGCCCGCAGATCCCGTATCGCGCCTTCCTTCGCCCTGGCGTCCATCTGCTCGTTGGGTAGCCGCTGGATCTGTGCAATCTCCGCTTCGACCTGCTGGATGATCGGGGAGACAGCGCCGGTGAACGTGTCGCGGGCTGATGCGTCCATCTTCGTGACATCGAAGTCGATATCCATCTGTTTCAACGTGGTCTGGAGTGCCAAGGTGGCCTGCTGCTGCTGCGTCTGCTGCTGGAGCGCAGATGTCTCGGTCTGGGTCTGCCGGGTCAGCTGCGACGCCTCTGCCTGCGTCTGGAGATCTGCCGTCGACTTCAGGCGATCGTCCTGCAGTTTGATGTTGGCGGCGATGTTCTGGTCGTTCTCGGCGGTGCGGTAGCCGAAATTCTCCGACTGCTGCGCGGCGTCGAGGATCGACTTGTAACCGGTCAAGCTAAGATCCTGGTTCGCGTTCTGGGCCGACTGGCCGGCCGTCGCGTTCGTGTTCGCGTCTTGGGCCGCTATCGGCATCGCCGCATCGATAGCGGCCCGTTCGGCGGTCCCGGCTGCCAGAGAAGAATTGATCAGGCCGCGCTGGTTCGCCTGCTCCATGCCGCGGTTGCGGGCGCTTTGCAGATACGTGTTGTCGGCGTTCAAGAGGGAGTTCAGTTGACCGGAAACGGTTTCGTCCTGGGTGATGGTTCGGGCGGCTGCCGGTGCGGGAGCTGTTACTGATGCGACGTTGGCAGGCGTGGCGTTGGGTGCCGCGGGGGTCCCGCCAGTCAGTGTCGCGTTGGGTACGCCGGGAACTTGAGTCATCGAGGGGAGCGCTGCGGCTCCGAGTAATCCTGTTGCGGCCATGGGCTACCTCATCATCCTGCGCGGGCTGTAATGCACCAGGACACTGTTGATGGTGAAGGAAGGAACGAAGGTTGAAGACCCGGAAATTAACACGGCAATGTTCTCAGCTGTCCCTTCCAGTTCGCATTCCAGTGGTTCAACCCTGTTGGCATCCCAAAAGAAGTTGTCCCAAGTGAATGAGTCCCACCGCGTTTGCCCGGTGTACTGGCCGTAGAATGTACTCTTTGGCTGGCTGTATTCGGCGGAATCATAGCCTAGAACTGTAGCAAAGTCAAAGGCTGCGTAGCTGCCGCTGTCAGCTGTCAGTTCAAGGGCGGCTTTGCGGTATCTCTTGAGTGTTCGCGGGCTCTTAGCGTTGGAGTAGTTCGTTGCCAGATAGAACTCAATTGACTCTCCATCGAAGGATGTACCCTTCTCCATCTGGTACACCATGCCGTTGTCACCGCCAAAATACATCACGTCGGTCCCGTCTGTCTTCTTACCCTCGCAGGAGCACGTCGGTGTGTGCGCAAAGAGGACCGGCATGCAGCCCAGAAGCTTCCCGTTAACAATGGTGATGTAGAGCCCAGACTTGTCGTTGAAAAGAAGCCGGTACTGGCTCTTGCGCCGGCAAAGCGTCGACGCTACCAGCTTGTTGATGTGCTCGTTGATAAACGGCAGGATGGTGTTAGTCAGGGTGGACTGCGAGAAGTTGCCGTACTGTTGGGATGCCTGAAACGATGTGACGCCCCGGTCATCGAACATGAACGTCTGCGCCATGTTCTGCATCGAGTAAGGGACCGCGCCGGCGCCGGTGTTGTACGCCACCAGGTTCCAGTCTGTAGGGTCGGAGCCGTACAGAATATGAGAGTTGTTCTTGCTGGCCATGCCAAGCGTCCCGCCAGTGGTTCCTCCCGGCATAGAGATAATACCTGTGACGGTATCCCCCATCGCTATCTCTCCTGCGCCTCCAATGCCGGTCCAGTCGTAGGGGAGCCCCGGCGCCGAGTGCAGCGCGGACGAGGCGATGGAGAGAAACAGATATCCTTTATGGGCCGTGACATGGGTTGGCTTATCGTTGGCGGCCCCAGTCGTAATAGGCACCAGCACGTCGCCGTCAAACTCAAAGGCCTTGTTCACGCCGTCGCAGCCGTAGATCCTGTTGGTTGCAACTTGCCCTGCAAAGTTGTGTTCACGGAACTCAAAGCGCCCGCCAGGCGCCAGGGTGATCGCGGTCTGTATGCCATTAAGCGTCACACCGATAGCTCCGATGGTGGCAGCCGCAGCCGCAAAGTTGCCCCCGGCAGGATCCGCTATGACGAGTTGCCCCGCAGCGGTCCCGGCCTGCCAGCTGCCTGAGGTCCGAACCACTCGCTTGATGACGGCAGTCACGCCACCCTGCGTAAGCGTTGCACCTTCTGCCGGTGCAGCGGCCCCGCCCGATGTGAAACTGACCGTCTTGTAAAACGGGACCAGGACCCAGCCCGCTGCCGAGCTTTTGTAAATCCCGATTGCCGTCGCGCCCGCGTTGTTCCTGAAGGCGTACACCACATCGCTGAACTCCACGACGCCGCGTATTGGCCCGCTGCCAGGGACTGCCGCAATGTCGACCCGGTAAATGTTCGCCACGGCATGTCGGACCATCGCGTCCTGCTCCGCGCCGGTCGGGCTCACGTACACGTTGTTGATCGTGCCGACCGGGACCCCGAGGACCGTCAGCGTTTCCGCAACAGCCAGCGTGCCGGTTACCTTCGTGAGCACCATCGTGCCGCCGTCGATATAAGCAAGAACACCCGTCGCACCCCCGCTGGCCACCAGGACGTCACCGACGACCGGCACGGACTCGTAAGCAGCAACCGATATGTACCGGTGCGCTCCCGACTCAGCTGCATCGGCAGGCGACGTGTGCCCGTCGAATCTCTCGTAGCCCTTGATTCTGGTGTACCCGCCTGAAACGCCTGCTTCGAAGTTAAGCGCCTGCCGGGCCGCTCCGCTGCTAAGTGTCAACGAGGGGGTGGACTGGTCAAGCCCGCCCTTCAATACGATTGGGTCGATTGACGGAGCCGCAAAGCTGACCTGTGCACTCATATCAGGCTGCCCCCCATTTCGATCATCGGCGTATACTCATTGATGAACCGGTTGTAAAGGGCGTCACGCTCGGCCTTTGCCGCGGCTACTTGTTCGTTTGCCACTTCGAAGTAACCGTATTTCTTCATGGCGCCGTAGACGATCAGCATGTGATAGTCCTCGTCGCAGATTGGGACATCGCCGTCTGCTGCCAGGACTTGAGCACGCCGGTAGTATTCCCCCTCCACCACGTACACGTTCTCGGGGTTTGGCCCGAGCGCAAGTTTCCGGTCCGGCGCGACGGAGATACAGTGCGGCATACCCCTGGTGAGCCGCTGCGCCCCGAACATGTAATAGTCCTTGAACGCTGAGTACGGGAGGATGTGCGTCAGGTGCATTTCCGAGCCCGGGCCGGCAGTCTCCAGGTAGATGCTGAACGAATCGTTGCGCCACTTCTTCATGTCGGAGACGTTGATGTCAAGCCCGTTGCCGGCCTCATATACCTGCTGGCCGGCAACGGTACGGAAGGAAAAATCCCTGTAGAGAAAATCCCAGTCTGACCGCTCGTTTTGAATATCTACCCATGCCTGCGCGGTCCAGTCCACCAGGCGTTTCATTTCCCGGGACTGGTTCGCCGTCGTGATCGGGCCGTCTCCGGCGATCCCGCATTCTTGCCGGGCGCGTTTTACGAGTTCAAGAAAAGTCATGTGTGGCTCCTGTTCATCTTCCGCATCTGTCATCCTTACGGCGCCGTGTAATACCTAATCACCACGCTTCCGTTGCTGCCTGGGTTACCATCAGCGCCTGGGGTCGATACTGCGCCTCCAGCCGCTCCACCTTGCGCTGTCACCGTTCCGCCTGTGCTCGTCCCGCCCCCCACTGCTCCTCCCGCGCCATTACCACCTTTGGCCTGAGCGAACACGGTGGTCTCTTCGTAGTCAAGGATCGCGGAGCTACCTGCACCCGCCCCCATGTCGGTTGCGTTGGCCCCGCTAACGTACCCTGAGCCGCCATACACAGTAGCGCCGACGGAAGATCCACCATCCCCACCCTGGCCTACGTAAATCTCATAATTGTCAACTCCTACGATGGCAACGACCTTATCCCCTGCTATACCAGCCCCATTGGTTCCGTAAGCCCCACCGCCGCCACCAGCTTTCAATTCTACAGAGGCACCGGGATTCTGAAGACACGCGTCGACGTAATAGGTAGAGAGGATGTTGTAGCCGCCTGTAGTGGTAATGGTCGCTTCGTTCAGCACGGATGGGAGGCACCTATTGCCAGCCCTCATAACACTCCGCACCCCAGGACCCGCAAACGCAGGAGCCGCTGTCAGTAAAACCAGTAGGAAAATCCAAGCTCTCATTACCACGTCCTCCCATCCGTCATAAGCCGCCAAGCCGCCGTAGATGTCGCAGCCGTGTTGGTCGTGATCGCTGTGATGTACTGGCATTTCCCGCTAGTGAACGTAGGCGCTCCCGTATCTCCCCACGTCACCGAGCCAGCACCCGCCGCCCATGCTACGTTAGGCACAACGGCGGTACCGCAGACCTCAACGAGTTTGGTGGTCATGCCGATGTTGGCAACGGCAGGGAGGGTGACAGTTCTCTGCGTGGTGCTGGTTACTGTCAACTTTGAGTATGCTGCCGTGGCGGTTAGGTTGGCGTCGGTTACTGTGGCTTGGACTGATTCCAAAAACTCACCGGCAGGGTTAACAGAAGATAGAACTGTTGCGCTGCTGTTGCGCCATTCGGTTAGATTGGCTGTTTGAGATGCAGCACCTTGCAGTATTTCTGCAGGTTCGGCGGCTGTTGTATTTTTCACATGTAATCGTGCCTGAACAGTGGAGTGGTCCGCAGACGTTGCAAAGCCTATGGCAACTTTCGATGCAGTGCCCCCCAGACCTATCGGAAAAGCCGTTGTGCTATCGGATGATCTTGCATCTATGGTCGGTATTTTGTTACCCAATCCACATCTGATGTCCCCATAGATTGCGGAGTCAATATTAGCGCTGTCTTTAAACAGTAGTTGTTTGTTATTGGTGCCGTTGTACCCCAATTGGATCAAAGCACCGTCTGCGGTTGACGGTGAGGCGAAGGTGGTCCCTGTGCCAGACAGCAAAACGCCCTGTTCCGTGGCCGAGCTGTTATTTTGGAAGATAGTCATTTTGCCGAAAATATGCAGCGTGGTAGAAGGGGTGGCCGTTCCTACGCCTAAGCGGTGGTTGGTCGAATCGACAACGACCGTATCATCAGCGACGAACCCATTACCCGTAGCATTTCGACCTTGAATTGCTCCTGTTACTGCACCTGCCGGTGTAGCCCCTGCGGTTATGCCGGTAAGCAGCGAACCATCTACTGCCGGAAGTTTGCCGTCGCTGGTCAGTTTAACTATCTGGTTTGCTCCGGTTCCGCTGTTAAGTGTCAGTGCCGGAGTTGTGGTGGTAGTTGCGACGGCGATGTCAGCATTGGCAGATGTAACACTGGTGACCGACCCGCCACCGCCTCCGTCAACAACGATGTCCCCACTCCCGGTGTTGTTGTATGTTGCGGAGCCGTTGTTTGATGCGGTTATGGTATATGCTGAGGCGTTCTTGATTACCCCGGAAATCTTGTTGCCTGTTACGTCCATGGATGTCAGTGGCATGACATAAGAGTCTCCCCTTGTAAATGCTTCAAAGGACATGCCACACTTTAGGGGATCGTCGGAAATGCAAGTGTTCCCGGAGATATTTCCGCCAATGACCCCATTGCCAATCACAACATTGCCGACATTGGTCATGGGGTTGTTGGCTATAGTGAGGCCGTGAATTTCCTTGGCATCAGCATCTTCAACGTATTCGCCATTGCCTGTAACCTTTATCCCCTCCGGTGAGTTAGAAATAGGGTTGCCGGTGACTGATATGTTGTCACCCCCCTGAATCAGCATAGCTCTAACGGGAGAGTTTTTAAGTATGTTGAGCGCTGCAGTGACATTGTTAGTTCTATCAGTTGTGATACAGGAGTTGTCGCCCCCAGAAAGAAGAGACCCATCACATTCATTTGCTAACAGCTGGACGTTCTTGCCGTAGTACGTCTGATATCCAAACCATGTCGTATTCTTGGTTTTATTACCTAGCAATAGAACATCGTCCAATAGATCGTGGTTTGTGAGCGGGGACATTACAGATATGGCTCGTCGGCCCCCATCGTTGTAGTTATATAGTGCCTTGAACCCTTTGACCCCGTTGGCGAAAATGCCAGTTTCCACCGTGTCCAGGGTCTTTACGTTTTCTACCGTGATATTTTCGGGAAGGTATGTGTACGGTGCCCCGTGAATATTTATGTTGTGCTTGCCAGTTGCGGCGCCCCTTACCGTGATGTTTTTTATGGCGGTGCCTTTAGGCGCTGTATCGGTATTGGACCCGAGTAAAAGTATCCCATCACCCGAAGAAGCGCGGGCGTCGATGGTTCCCGTGCCATCGATCACCCCACTGCCAGTATTTATCCAGATATTAGCGTCTGTCTTGTATGTGCCACTGATCCATGCTACCCCGCCAGATGTCATAGCTGCGCTGATGCAGCTTTGCAGCGCAGCCGTGGTGAACGTTGCCCCGGTGTTATCCGCATTATACGGGGGCTTGTTGCACATCTTGAAAAGGCTGTCGCCCTGCAACGCGCTATCCGCCTTCGCCCCCTGCGCCGCCGTAGCCTTCTCTGTGTCCAACTCTCTCAGCGCAGCGTCCACGTCCGTAGCTGCTATCGACCCTGCCGGGGTGTTGGCTATGGAGGTTGCTGGTGCGCCGGGTTGGAGCGCCCCCACTACCCTTGCGTCATTCCCTACCATTGCATCCCCACTACCCGTGCCAAAATCGGCATAGGCTGCGGGGCCGAGGGAGGAGGTGTGATTGGCGAAGGCGAGGTCTTGGGCGGCATCAGTAGAGGCCTGAGCGCTGGCGTCACGCTTTGCTGCCATATCCGCGCTTGTCACGCCGCCCTTCTTCGCTCCAGGGGCGGGGAGCCTGTCACCATCCAAAGTTCCAGAGGTAATCGTCTCAGCACCCTGATTGTGCACGAGCGGTGCGCGAGGGTCAGTCAACCTAGCGTCGTTCCCGAGGATAACGTTGGTCGCGCCGGTCCCGGTGTTTGCCGTCGCGGCTGTGCCAAGCCCCAGCGCGGTTCTTGCTCCGGATGTCGTAGTCGCGTTGGTTCCGCCCTTGCTCACATCTATTGCGGAGTTCGCATCCACATCGAGTTCAACAGCAAATGCCTGCCAGGGCAACATCAGAGCCACACAAAGAATCGCCAGCCATTGCTTTACCATTCGACAACCTCCCCACCAAAAGTCACAGATTCTCCACCAAAGGTTACTTCGGGAGCCGGAGCCGGAGCTACAGACGGTACCCAGTAAAACGCTCCATTTTTAGTTGCAAGCACATACTCGTTCTCAGCATCAGGAGGCGCCGGCAGACCCTCTATGATCATGTCGGTAGGCGACACCCAGTATCGGACACCCTTGATCGTGCTGGCTAGCACGTACCCGTTTCCTGCCGGGTTTCCGATCCTCTCGTAAGGTGTCGCCATCGCCGCTCCTTAGCCGAATCGCCGGTTAAACAGCTTCCATCATGCGACGCATCAACCACTCCTTGCCCTTCGGGCTCGGGTCGCGGTCAACCGTGAAGCTGTACTTGTGGGCGCTGTGTTGCTTGATGATGTTGGTGCGCTCGCCCGCCGCGTTCAGAATCTCGGGAGTGGTGACGCGGGTGCTCTTGACGATCAGGCCGTCGACGAACTTGCGCTTGGCCACGGTCGGGACCCCGCGGAAGAACACCTTGAACGTGCCGTTGTTGCCGACGATGATCGGGTTCTCCGCGTTCTGGTCTTCGGTTTCGTGGACCGTGATAACCATATCCTCTTCCATGAACGCGAGCTCGGAGACGTAATTGCTATTCAGGGGCTTGTCGATAGCGGCCAGCGCTATGCCTCCGGTTGCCAGGGTGCCGTCGCCCAGCATGATGTCGGGCATCTGCTGTATGCCCATCCCCTCATTGCTGATTCCGCCGCTCCTTATGATAGGGGCCTGCATCTGCAAGGCAAGCATCGGGGCCAGTGCTTTTGCAAGCTTGTCGTAATCGATTTCCGGGGGAGCCGCGGGGGCTGCCTTCCGCGTGCCCGAGCCTCTCGGCGCTGCCGGCGCTTTGGCCGCTGCCGGTTGCTGTGCCCCGCCGTCCTCTTGTAATGCCTTCATCCTGCTGCCGCCCGTTGCCTTACCTTCGTTCTCGATTGTCATCGTGATCCCCCTCCAGGTAGAAAGTGAAGCGCCCGGCTGTTACCCCGGGCGCCGTTGCTTACGCGATCTGCGGTTTGACCGGCAGAGTGTTGATGTCCACAAAGGTGTAAGTCACCCCCGTCACGCCGGTGGTGTTGTGAGCGCCCATCTGCCAGCCGGTAGTGGTGGCCACGTAGGTGGTTCCCGCTTTCAACACCAGGTAGGCGATGGGGCAGAGGGTATCCGGGATGTTCGCAGGGAACTCCGGGGGGATGATGAAGTTCCCGCTGGCGTCAAGGTCCTGGATCTTGCCCTGGACAACGCCGAGAGTTCCCGCCGCGTTGAGGCAGATGACGAACACGCTGCCTTTGTTCTTAGGGACCGGGAGGAACGCTGCGCCGGTGGAGGCATCCAGGGCCGGGGTTGCTTCGGTGTTGGAGATCGCCTTGTTGTATATCTTCCCAAGGATCGAGTAGATGGTGGCAACCGAAAGGTTGAGGGTGGTGCCGGCTACGCCGAGAACGGTCGCGTTTGCCAGCTGCTGAGTAAGGCCGCGAGTCGCAAGAGCATCCATGTGCTTCTCCTTCTGGGTGGTGACTGGGTAGTGCTGCGCTTAAAAGGTTGCCGAGGGGTCGAAGTTCCCATCGGGAGAGACGTAGACGGTGGCGATGTTTGCCGCGCCGAGTGCGGTGGTGCCGCCCGTGAAGGTTGCCCCGCCCGAGACGGTGACGATGATGAACCCGATCAGCGTTTTCCCTTCAGGGAACTTCGGGAACTTGATCAGGTCGATTGTTGCGCCGGCCGTGCCCATCAGCACGGTCATCTTGGTGGCGTCGATCGACTCGCCGGCCTCGTTGGCGAAGAAGCAGAACACGTTGCTGGTTCCGTCTGCGACAACGCCAGCAGGCTCGGGCATGTCAGCGCCGGCAGCAATCGAGAACAGGCGGCCCTTGACGGTGCCGTAGGTGATGGCCGCCCCGGTCTTCGCCGTCTTGGTGCCAGCGGTGGCGGTGATGACCAGGCCGGCGTGGTTCAGGATGGTGCACCGGGACTGGTCGTAAAGGCCCTTAAGGGCCGAGAGGAAAAGCCTGCCGTCGTTCGGGTCGGCAAACTTCGCAGCAAAGGTTTGGAGATTCTCCATAATCACGCTCCAGGTGAAGCGGGGCAGGCCCGGTTAGAGCCCGCCCCCTCCGGTTAGTCCGTCAGGACGGATGCGCCGACTTCGGCCACGGCCATGTGCAGGGAGTTCAGGAGCACGGCCGAGAAGTAGGTCGAAGCGCCGATGTAGCCGCGGGCGCCGGTCGGGTCGTTCTTGTCCTTCTGCCCGGGCTTCAGGTCGTGGACGTCCAGGGCCTTCACGCCGCGGAGCGCAACGTCACCCCAGGCATCGCGGCCGGCGACGACCATCTGGTACACGTCGATGTTGGCGCCGGTGGTGGAGCCGAGCCCGGTGACGCCGACAGCTGCGCCGGAATCCTGCACGCTCACCAGTTCGGGGGAGGCGATGATGCGGAATTCCTCGATGGTCCCGAACTCCCAGGGGCTGATGGTCTTCATGGTGCCGTACTTGGCGACGGGCACGAACCCGACCATGTCGCGGAAGTCGGGCTTCAGGTCGGTGTGGATGAAGACCAGGAACGAGGCCTCGACGGCGCTGGTACCGTACTTGGGCGACGGAGAGAGGACCTCGGTCACCTTGTCGGTGTGCTGAATGTCGAGCGCTTTGGTGATCTTGCGCAGAAGCTTCAGCGTCGGCTTGCCGTTCACAGTGGCGCGGGAAACGCCAGTGCCGCCGTAGAACTTGTTGACGCAGCTCTTGATGACGCCGAACCGGACGAGCTCGCGGATCAGGGAGACACGCTCGCCAGTCTGCAGCTTCATCGCGCCCGGTACGTCGTCTTCGTACAGGTCGGCGGTGCGCTTGGTGTAGCCGAACAGGACGGTGTACTCCTGCATGGTGACCTGAATGTCCTGCGGGATCAGCGTCTCAGCGTTCGGCGTTACGCCTTCGTTGGACAGGTACTGATTCACGTAGGCCGCGGTGCGGTCCCCGGTGCCGTCAGCAAAGAAGGTGTTGGGGCTTGCCTGAGTCGCGCCACCCGGCAGCCAGCGACGGTAGATCAGGGTATCGCCGCTGTTCTTCGGCATCGGCTTGGTGTCGCCTACGAGGCCGAGCACTTCGCGGGGGATCGCGTGGGTAAGGATTTCGCCTTTCAGCTTGCCGATACGCTGGGCGGGGGAAAGCATGCTCTGGAGAGCCATGGTGTTACTCCTTTATGGCGGCTAACGCGGCTTGTATGCAGCCAGCATTGCGGCCTCTTCGTCATCGTCGCCAAGGCTCGACGTGTTGGTCCGGGGGATTCCCCTGGTTGTCACAGCGTCGTCAAGCCGCTCCTGTTTCAATCTCTGCTGGTTTGCCTTGTTCGTCTCAGCCGCCTGGTATTCCTTGAACTCGGTGAGTTTGGCTGAGAAGAAGTCAGCATCCCACGATGTGTCCAGTGCTGCCGCGTCGTCGGGGGCCAGGACAGACTCCTTCCATGCTGCGAACTCGGGAGTATGCACTACCTGCCGCCAGTCCTTGTGGTCGCGGTCCAGCAGTCGGAGCTCCATCTTTTGCTCCGGGGTAAACTCGTCGGTGGCCACCTGCGCCGGTTCCTGTGCGGGGGCATGGATTGCCGCGGGCGCCGGTTCGTCACCGTCGTCTCCACCGAAAAGCATTTCGTGCAGTTCGGGGAAGTCTGCTTTCAATCGTTCTGCTGCGCGGGGTGAGAGCCCGCCAGCTGCTGGCTTGACTGCATCGATCTTCTGCTGCAGTTCGCCCACCTTGCCAAACACCTTGTCGCGCAGTTTCTGCTGCTCGGTCTTTTGAGCCTCGATGACGGTAAGGAGTTCAGCAATCGTAGGCTCCTTGGCCGGCTCGCCTGCTGCTTCGGGTTCGGCATGCTGGTCTTTCTTCTCGGGGTCATCTTCCTGCTCAAGAACTTCGGCCTCAGGTTCTGCTGCAGGTGTCGCGGTTGTCTCAGCTGCCGGCGCGGGGTCGGCGGCGTTTACCGCGGCATCAAATGCCGCTTCCTCTTCTGCCAGGTTCTCAGGGGTCTGCTCAAACGTGGTCTTACTTGCTGCGTCCATGCCCTGCCTCCTTGCGGCCTTGCGGTCGCTAGTTGATCTCCGGGTTGGGATTGGCCCAATCCAGAATGGTTTTGCAAACTGCGATTTCGCCTCGGACCTTGGCGGTCTGGTCGGCGGTTAGATTACCGTCGTTCCGTACCCGCGCATTGTCGCGCATGGCGGTGATTTCTCTCTCTATCTTTTTCCAGAGTGTTGACTGCGCCTCCAGGGGGGTGAGCTTAAACGCCATGACTTACTCCTGAAAGGCTCGGCCGTCTTTGGCCCGGCCTGCGGGTTCCATCGTTGTGGGCGCCACCTGGTCGGTAGCCTGCGTAGCTCCTGCGAGTTCCTTCTGCGTCCTGAGGCGCATCGACTCCCGGGCCAGATCGCTCTTGATCTTGTCCAGGCTGATGTCGCGCTGATTGGCGTACTTCAGCATTTCAAGATCCTTCTTCAGTTGCAGTTCCTCGATCCTGATTTCAGCTTGTACGCGGTCGCGCTCGGCCAGGCTGCGGTTGTACTCGGTGTCCCTGTCGGTGTCGACGTCGATCTCATGCTTCTTGAGAGTGTTGCCGGCAATGATCTTGTCTTTCTCCAGGGCGAGGCGCTCGCGGTCGACCTCGGCGCGGATCTTCGCCGCCTCTATAGCCGGGACCATGGGAGCGGCCAGGTTCTTCTTCTTCTCCGCATCCATCTGCCACTTCTCAGGGATGAAGCGCTTGGTCTTCAACACCTCAGTCATAGCCTTCTCGGGATCCAGGCCAAACGCAGGGTTGAGTGACAGCTGCAGCAGCGCCATTGCCTCCATCGCTTGAATCTCGCGCTCCACCAGGGCGGTCGACCCAATAGCCTCGATGTTCATGTCGCCCTTGGCCTCGTCCGGGCCGTACATCAGCAACCAGCCGTAGTGCCGGGTGATGTGCGGCTCCGTCACTCGCTCGTCAAAGGTACGGGCCAGCCGGCGCAGCAGCGCGGAGGCGTTGGCGTGCAGCATCTTCATGCCTTCAACCGTATCGGTCGCGCTCCCCTGCTGGCCAAGCAGGAGGGAACTGATCCCGGTCGAATCCTCCATCATCTTCTCGGCGCGGTCCATGATCGCCATCAGTTCTTGCTGGACCATCGGGATGTCAATAGCTTGGAACGGGGGGTTCGTCGGCGCGTCCATGCCGTCCGTCGTATCCAACCAGACCTTGCGAGCCGTGACTTCCCACTTCCCGTCTGCAGGCTCGATGCCCTTGCGACGTATGATCAGCATCGGGCCACTGGAGAGCCCGGCGTTGTCCATCAGGGCGCGGCCGGATGCGTTCAGCATGTCCTGTGCGGTGCGGCCTTGCCTCGATACGCCCATGCCGGTCCAGGTCCCTGCAACGCGCTGCCACGGCATGACGTCGTAGGGGAACTCCCCGGTATCGAGCGGATTGATGAAGGCCTTGATCGGCGTCTCGTTGACCAGGACCACGACGGCCGGGACCACGTTGCGCTTGCTTTCCTCGTCAGTGAGCTTCACCGACATGGCTGTGAGAGCTACCGCGTCAATCTCGCCGTAGAAGTACCAGACTTCGAACTTCTCATCGTCGGCCGTGTTCTCGCCCTGTATGCGGGTCGCTTCGTTGTAGTTTTTCCGGCAGGGCCCCTCGTCCAACACCTTGTCGATCTGCTCGGAGAGATACCCCTTTGTGCCCTTCAGGCCGCGCAGCTGCTTTGCCGTGAACCTGTCGCGCTCGCAGGTGTACCTGCCGTTGTGGATGTTGTCGCCGCATGTGGGGTCAGGGAAGAAGTCCCAGATATCTACATGCTTGCTTGCTGGGTTCGTCTTGGTGACGAGCTCCAGCACGTACTTGCCGTTCTTGAGACTGGCTTTCCGCTTTGTCGACTTCTGCGGGAAGGGCCCTTTGAGCACGCCGGTTCCAAGCTTGGCTGCATCCTCGATCACCTTGCGCACTTCGGTGTGATAGGAGCACTCGACAAGCTTGTCCTGTATCCAGACCTCGCCGCGCTTTGCCTTCTTCTCGGCCTCCTTCTGGCGGGGGTCCTGGTCCTGCTCCATGTCGGTCTGAACCTCGGGGGAGCCCAGGGGGAGCGCCAGGGGGGCGCCAGGGGAGGGACCGCCCAGGCCCGGCAGGTTCCCTGGGATAGGAGGCGTGCCGGCCAGCGCGGGGTTCATTTCGTCCTGGACCGGGGAGGCCTTGACGGCAAAGTTCCAGTCGCCGGCCGGGAGTAGAATATCCCCCATGCGGGCCGCTGCCGATTCGACGAACTGCCGGGTGATGTTGAAGAACGACGTGCACCTGGTCGCGTTCTTAGGCTTCTCCCTGGTGGTGCCCCCGGTCGACGAAGGAGACTTCAGTATCGCTACGTCGGCGCGGTTCGCCTCGTCGATGCCTTGGTAATATTCCTCGTCCTCTTCCCAGATCCGCTCGATGCCGGATTCCCTGCGCCCCTTCACTGCCTCGTCCCGCAGCTTGGCGACCTCTTTGCCGATCTGCTCGATCTTCTCGTCCCGGGCGGCCCGCATCTGGTCTGCGAGTTCCTGGAGCTCGGGCGGGAGGCCTGATTCGTCGTCGATCATCTCGGCAGCGTTGGAGTAGTTCATGGGTCACCAATAAAAAAGCCCTGCGACAATCTCGGCATGAGATCGAAGCAGGGCACGGAGGCACGGCTTAGTTGAGGGTGCGACGGTCGGGCCGGCGCGGTATGTTGAGTTACCTGAACTGCCTACCGGTCGGCTTTGCGTACCCGGATTCAAGGGGGTTGTTGATTGTTCGTTCCCTTTCGGCAATTCAGGGTTATGGCCCTTGCTCTCTAGTCACCAGGTGACGGTATTCACCCGGCCCGGGCAGAGACTCACAAGAGTCAATCAGTTATTCATCCTTGGCGGCCGGTACGCCAGCGCGGCCAGGTCCATCATCTTGTCCTACAGCGGGGTGAGTTCTTCCCTCTTCACCGTGAAGTCGTCGCCGCGGTCCCGCCCCTGCTGCGCTTCGTAGTCGATGCTGTGGCTCATGCCGTTTTCTTCCCGAACCCGTACTCCTTCTCCAGCAAAGACACCAGGAACTTCCCGGCCTGCCAGAGTAGGTGCGCTAGCTTATGTGCCGGTTCCTTATCGCTCACTTGAAACACACCACGTCGTTGTACCCGCTCGGCAGGATCATGTACGCGCTCTCGGCGTTCACCTTTACCTTCGTGGCCTGGTCGACCTGAACCCAGGCGCACAGCGCAGCGGAAAGGTCGACGGTGGTATTTTTGGTGAGATAGAGGTTCTGCGTCTGGTTCGCCTGCCACTGAAACCACTGCATCACCATGCTGTTGTCGTCGCGGGCCGCCGTCTTGGGCGTCATCGGCGCAACCCTGAGGTTCGGGGTGGCTGTCTTGGCGGAACTGGCAATGGAGAACACAGCCGACGTGACGTAGTTGGCGGCAACGGCTGCTGTGCAGATGGAGAAGGTGGCGACCGCGAAGGCTGCCGCTACGATAAGGGCGAATCGTTTCATGGTCACCTCTGTGCGATGATGATCCGGCTTACGCTTTTATCGTGGCCGGGTGCTGCGTGGTCTACGCCAATGATCAGGCTTTTGTCTCCGGGGGGCTGTGCCTCGGCCCACCTGGCGCCGTCGTGGAATGCGTCAAGTACGCACTCGCTAATGATCTGCCTTATATCACCTTCCAATCCGTTAGGAAAGCGTTTTGTTATGAAGTCGTTCACGTACTCTGCCAGTTCTGCGACGTTCTTCTCTGCCATAGCCGCGCAGCTGTCGCAGACAAAGCCGGCCTCGGGGTGGCAACCGCAGGGTGCTGCTATTGTCGGCTTCCAGTCCTGTACCAGTTCTGCCGCCGATCCGTTCTGCGCCACGTCGGCCACTACTGCCGCTACTCCAATCTCTCCGCTGTTGCTCATGTTGTCTCCCCTCCAGGTAGGTACTGCTGCTTAATGTGATCGATCATCTGCTGACAGAGATCGTAGGTTTCTTTGCTGCCCGGCATCCAGAGGATTTCAGGCTCGATGTGCCGCCCCTCCGCAATGAAGTACCGCATCGGCTGCATCATGCGGATCTCCACCATAACCTTGACGAACGGCTCACAGCGCGCCAGGAACTCGCGGCGTTGATCCTCGTAGAACCGAACCGCATCTTCCTGTGACCTGTACGGCAAAGACGCAGCTGTTGCAGTTTGCGGACGCTCCATAATTCCTCCCGTTTTGAAACTATGTCATTACATTGCTAGTATCCCATGTTCCCAAACGGCACAAATTCAAGCGACGGCATCGGCTCGACATACTCGTCCTCGTTGATCATCTCGTCGATCACCTGGGCCGAGTAACCAAAAGCGTCGGCACCGTGACTAAACTCGTCGTGCACCGGGGCCTTGTCGACGTCATGCTTGCTCTCGGCGCGGCGGTATCGCTTCAGGCACTCCAGTAGGGAACTGTCCTCAACGTCACACTTCCCCTTGTCAAACACGAACCGGTGAAACTGGGCCCTGGCGTTCTTGATCCGGGCCTCGATGCTTGTCTTCGGTATCGGTTTCACCTTGAAACCAAGCTTGCGCAGGATATCGGCATCGCTCTTGCCACCCGAACGACGGTCCTTGTTGAACCCATCGTGAGGAAGGAAGCAGCGACCGAACACGTAGGGCCTGCTCTTTACCAGGGCGGCTATCTGCTCGGTCGAAGCTTGGTTCTCCTGAATGTAATCAATGACCCTGACCTCGTTCCTTCCCCTCTGGCAGAACAACACGCACATGTGGTCGGCGTAGCCAAGATCCCAAACCGTGTGAACCTTCAGATGCGGATCATAAGGCAGGAACGTGATGCGCTTCTGGATGACGGCAAGAGCAACCTCCTTCGCGTAAATCGCGCCAGCGACAGCTGCCCGGCACGTTCCTTCCCAGATGTTACTGTAGGTGTCGAAGTCCTCAGTCGCCTCGCAGTGGAGCCGTTCCTGTTCCAGCACGTCCGGGAACCACTCGTTGTCGTAGTAGTTGAGGAACACGACGCAGGCGGAAGGGGGCGGGTTGGTGACGAACCGCTTGTATGTCTCGTCGCTCTCCAGGCAGGGGTTGAAAGTGATCCAGATCTCCGAGCCTTCCTTCCGGATCGTCGGTATCAGAATGTCCCAGCTGTTTTTGCTGATCGTCTGCGCTTCCTCGCACCACGCGACGTCGACCCCCTCGAAGCTCTTAATGCTGGTTTCTGTCTGCGAAGAAAGGCCTGTAAAAAGAAACTCGGTGCCGTTGCGACCCCGGATCATAGTATCGAGGACCTCGTAAAAGTCGCCAAGCCCGAGTGTCGAGATCTGGTCCTTGAGAAGCTTATGGGAAGAATCCTTGATTGATTTCTGCACCTCTCTGATACAGAGGATGCGCATTTTCTTGCTGGCGCCCAAGATCAGAAGCGCCCGGGCCACCGACCAGGATTTAGCCGAGCCACGGCCACCGTAGATGACCTTGTAGCGGTGTGACCGAAACAGCATTTTCAGTTTCGGTGGGAAGCAAACCTTGCGCGGCTGCTCTATGTCTGCGCGCTGTGCCGCGTTCAATCGTCATCCTTGCCGAAAAGAACCTGGACCGGAACCACGCTCAGAGGGTTTTCCTTGCTGCCGACGTCCTTCCAGAGCGACAGATTTTTGCCGAGAAGATCGCAGCCCTTGAGCACCGCGTTGCTGTCAAACACGAACGCCGGGACCATGTTGCCGTCCCGATCCTCTACCATAACCCGCTCGCCTTTCTTGTCGTAAACGGGCTGTGCCTGCCGGCAGCGGTCAATGGTCTCCCTGATGGTGTCGAGCACGTAGTCGGCCGTTATTTCGACCCTCTTTGCCCGCTTATCCATGGCTTCCTGTATGGCAGCGGCTACGTCAACATTTTTCAACAGACGTTCGCCTTGGCTCCCCGCCGTCTTAGCGGAGTACCCGGCTCTTGTCGCGGCCTGCGTAGCGTTGAGATCGCATAAATATTCTTTTACAAACAACTGCTGCCTGTTAGCCAATATTGAAGCCACAAGTTATCTCCCCGTCTGCCCCGGCCTGTAGCCGTCCATCATAGCGGCCTCTTCCTGCCCTTCGTCCATCATGGGGGCGCCCTGGTCCTCAGGCATTACTTCCTCGCCGCCCTCCATAGGCATAGCGGCCGCGGAGGCGAGTTCTTTGATCATCCCGAGCGCTTCGTCGAGGCTGGCGACGGGAACCTGCTGGCTGTCGTCTCCTGCGGTGATGGTCATTGTGCCTTTATCGTCGATGTTGAGACAGATCTTGGTCATGTCGATCTCCTATGTGCGCGTGCGCGTTGTCAATGACAATGGCACTAGCAGGTATTGCTGCGCAATGCAAGAAAAAAGCACTGTTACAGGTGTGACGCACCCCCTCTACTGTCGGTTACATTGTTTATTAGGCACTTACGTGATTATGTAACTATATGTGACCAAACCCGGTTACACCCTAAACCCGCGTCAATGCTGGGCTAGAGAGGGGGCGGCTATAAAATAAATAATAATATAAAATAGATTTATTTATATAGAGATGTCTCTTTTCGTCACTGTCTCCCTGTCTCTCTTTTTGCCTTTGTATCTCTGTAAGCGTCTCCTGGGAAGAGTTTATTATAATCGTATCCCGTTACGTCGTTGATATTGTTAAGCAAAAGACCGTTACCGGCCCGTTACACGGCTTCATGTCGTAACTGCAAGTCTGTAAGTTGTTGATATTGTTTGTTACTTTACGAAACATAATAAATCATTGCCTCAAGGCTCGAATTGTGATAATAAACGGCTTGCAGTTATTGAAAAAACAGGAGGTTGCCAAATGAAACTGAAGGTAGCGACGGAGAGGGTCTGCTTGCGGTGCGATTTTAAATGGAGGTCTAAATTGGAGCGGCCGAAATACTGCCCGAGGTGCAAGCAAGCAAAATGGGACACCCCGGCCCGTACCAAAAAAGTAGTATTGAGGCCCGCCAGGAAAACCCAAGACGAGATTTTTGACACAATTGGGAACTCGGCCCAGGTCATGCACGAGGCCTTGAATGGAATCATGATGCAGTCGGGGTTGTCGCTGGAGAATTTTGCCGAGAAGATCGGAACCACAGCGGAGAAGCTGGCACCCTACCTCGACGGCAGCAAGCCGGTGACCGATGAGCAGTTGAGATATGTGCGCTCTGTGATTCGCTGACCTTTATTTTTTAAACATTTCCCCTTGACACCTTAATTTTCAAATAGTAAGGTTGTTTTGCGTGGAGAAGATCGCGGACGGGAGGGATACCATGAAAGTTTTCTTCTGCATGAAAGACGGCCGGATCTACTACGACAACAGCAACGTCAACATGGAAGGCGAAGCATACAACGTCCTCCGCTTCCGCTGCACCGTTGAGCACTTCGCCAGCTAACACTGTGCCGAGCCAGGCGGCCAAACCTGGCAGGAGTCGACCATGAAAGCGTTATGGTTATTGAGGGATGGCAAACAATGGGTGATATGCACTAAAGACAACACAACTTTGCAGTCTTTTAAGACCAGAAAAGCTGCAAGAGCGTACGCTATAGTCAAAGGTTACTTGCTGCATGAAGGCTATTAACAGGAGGTCCACCATGAATCTAGTCATCGGCAAACGTGTGTACCAGGTAAAGCAAACCGGAAACAAGTTCTTTTACTTCTCGCCGCGGGCGATGCGCTGGCTGCCGTGCAAGAAGGCCGACGTGGTATTTACCAGGGACCTGATCGACGATGCAGACGGACAGCCGAGCAACTTTTAAGGAGTCCACCATGGACGCAAGATACTACTGTGACGTCGAGAACAGGGCCAGGTTCACGGCCAAGACGCTGGAAGAAATAGCCGCCTACCTGTGCGGCTGCTTCTCCGCTGACCCGCTGAAACTGTACGAGTGGCGCAATGCCGGCGAGAAAGGCCCGCTGCACTTCTCTTACGGCTTCAACAGCGCGACGGTCGGGACTCTGGAGCCTAAACCGGAAGAACCCGCCAAGCACGACCACGACCCGCTGCCGTTCGGTCGTCGCGTCATGGGTTGCCCGCGCTGCGAGCAGCTCGCCAAGGGTGCCGCTCCGGTGAAGGGCTGGGGCGCCAGGCGGAAGGAACAGGAAGCGGAGTTCACCAGGGCGCTGAAGGCTCACGACTGCGCGAAATCGAACTGCGGCCCGGTCTGCACGTTCGGGGATTGGTAGGATGCGAATAAACCTGATCGACGTTGACGGCTCGTACCCAAACCTTGCCCTGATGAAACTGTCGGCCTACTGGAAGGCCCAAGGCGCAGAAGTGACAATGAACTCTTGCCGCCCTGCGGATCAGGTTTTTATCTCGGTCGTGTTCGCCGCGAACATGCCGAAAGCGCGGAAGATCCAGCGGGCGTTAGGTGGGACTATCGCCGGGAGCGGAACGGGTGACTATTCGGTGGTGCTGCCGCCAGAGATAGAGCACATCTGCCCCGATTACAGTCTGTATGGTCTGGACTACAGCATGGGTTTTACCTCGCGGGGTTGCTGCCGTGACTGCTCATTCTGCATCGTACCGGTCAAGGAGGGTGGGCTTTGCGAGTGGTCGCCGCTTGATGAATTCGTGCGGCACAAGAAGGTCGTCCTGCTCGACAACAACTTCCTCGCCTCGCCTCACTGGAGGGCAAAGCTGGTAGCAATGACGCTACGCGGGCTCCAAGTCGATTTCAACCAGGGGCTCGACATCCGGTTAATGACTGAAGAAAAGGCGGAACTGTTGACGGCGCTCGCCCCCCCCTATTTACGGTTCGCCTGGGACAGTATGGACCTGATGCCGGCGGTCAAGAAGGGTATCCGGCTGCTGCGCAACGCAGGGCTTCCGATCACTCGACACACTGTAGGCTTCTACGTTTTGACGGGGTTTGACACGACACCAAAGCAGGATCTTTACCGGCTGGACTACCTGCATAAGTTGGGGATTAATACCCATGTCCAGCCTTATGTCAAAAATAGGGAAAACAACCGGCTTTCCAGGTGGGGCAATTCGCCTATGATATGGCGTAAGTGCCGGTTCAGTCGGTATTCAGCTTAGGAGGGCTCATGCCGTACAGCAAAGCACTAGACGCAAAAATCGACGTTGTAGCAATCAAAGACGTCCTCGACTCCGAGTTGTGGGAGTGCACCAGGGACCAGGCGAACGTGCTGGTGCGCGATCACCGCGGGGAGGCCTGGCGCATCTGGCTGGTCGAAGAGGTCGACAAATACCTGCTGGCAGGACCGCAAGAGATTCAGAGCATCATTGATCGGAAGAAACAGAAACCTGGACCATACTTAAAATGAAATAACAGGAGGGCACCATGGCAGTCTGGATAGCATTTGCAGCAGGCGGCGTTATTGGGACGGTTGTAGGGGTTGTCATCACCTGCCTCATGGTAGCAGCGGGGCGCACCAGTAGAGAGACGGAGGAAATGGAGGCGCTCCGTGAACTGTCGTAAGTGCGGCGGGGAAATGGAGCTGGACGCGGAGAACCAGCGCATGATCTGTCATTGCCTCAGGGACATGGTGTTGATCAATTCGCTGCTGGAAGATACTCCAGTGATGACCGAGCGAGAAAAGCAATATTACCGCGCTGCCGTATCGGCTGCGCTCTACCAAGGAGGATTCGTATGAAGAAAAGGTATATCAGGAGCACCACAAAAGCCGGCATCGCGTGCCAAACCGAAGTAACTTGGGGCCAGTGGTTGGCAAACCGCATCGCTACCGGCTGGGCCTGGCTCACGATGCAGAAATACAGGGCGCTGTTCGGCCCCGGGAGGCATTTCTAGTGCAGCCGGCAAAGACACTCACACCAGATAGCCTGAAAACCACAAGGCTCGCGCTGGGGCTCTCCAGGAAGGAGTTGGCCGAGCGGATCGGCGTTGACTACCTGACCGTGCGCCGGTGGGAGCAGCCGGGCGTTGTGATCCCGCGCATGGCAGAGGTAGCGTTCACGGCAGTAATGATCGTTCGCAGGGAGGAACTTGAAATGATGACGATGGAAGAGGCGACAGAGTTTGCCAGAAAGCACGGCATGAAGGTTGAAGAGTTCGAAGGGCTCCAGGGGTTGAGCATGCTGCGGGTGACTTATCCGAGCGGCGAGGCGAAGGAACTGGTTGCGGAACTCCCCGCCACTCCGCGCATCATCGTCGATATGACGTGCAATCTGCTGTAAGGAAGGGGAACGGTAGGGTTGAAAAAGAAAGGCGCCTCTCGCGGGGCGCCTTCTTCGTTTCTGGAGGGTTTTACAGCACGCTGTCGGGGTCAACCGGTATCAGATCGTCAAAGATCATCGGAATGTTTGCTGCCATTTCTTTCAGGAGCGGAATAGCTACCTCTCGCATCTGCGGGTGAGCGGCCGGCGCCGTGCGCAGCTTGAAGAAGTGGCGCCACTCGCGCAGGTTGGCGGTCATCACGATTTCTGTTTTCAGGGAGTTCGGCAGCACAGAGCGAGCCTGCTCGGGGCGCCATCCAGCGTCTCTCAGCTGCTTGTATGCGATTTCTGCATCGTTCATTGCAAGGAGCCACTCCAGATCAGCGCCAGGGTAAATTCCCGGCCTGGGCATAACGTCGAACTGCCCGGGTTGCAGTGCTGTCCAGAGCGGAATCACAAAAGCGACGTGCCCACCTTCATAGTCACAGTACCGGGTACTCTCCTGAGAGTAGCTGGCGATCCGGTGGCGCACAATCTCGTGGCTTACACCGCGGTCGCAGATGAACCGGACGGTAGCTGAAGCGTGCTCGATCACCGTTTCGTGCCCGCGCTTCAGGATCATGGCCGCAAAATCCAAAGCGGATCCCGGCTTGATCTTCTCTTCGGACTTGTAGCAGGTGCGGCCGGCCGACTCGATCAGCGTGAGCGGGGCCGTAGTGATAGCCAGAATTTCGAATGATGGTTTAACCAGCAGCATGTTGTTCTCCTTTTAGTAATTTCTGACTTCCCATATGACAGTGTTTCTTGCAGGGACTACCCCGAGATTTGTTTTAAAGGTGCTGAACTCGACAACATGCCCCGGGTACATGTCGAGCAGTAGCATCAAATCCTCGTAACTTGCCGGATCGCAGAAATACCGCAATATCGTGTGAACCTTGAGACCAGTGGCGTGCATGGGATCTTCAGCTAAGGCTTTACGCATTACCAATTTAGCCGTGCTGTAGTACAGATAGACGCCGGAGCCGTCCCTGGTGAGTTCTCCCTGGATCAACAACAATTCGTCATGCGTTCCCTCGCTGATTACCAGTTTTTCGTCGGTAACGGGTATGGCGCGAAGGAGTTCCTTGGGGTTCGGGAAAACACCCATGTGACTACTACCCACCTTGGTTGACCTGAACCCGCAACGGCCGGTGTATCCACTTAACAGGAAATCGTCCAGACTGTCCCAGTGGCGCACCTTATTCCCAAATGCGCCCGCTTTCCAAAGCGCGTACATTTGATGCTTGGTTTTGACGATGTTTGGACTCACTCTGTTCCCTCCCTCGGCACCGGCCGAATCTCACCATCTACAAAAGCCCGAAAGCCCGGGCCGAGCGTGCGCCGTTTCTTGTTGGTTGGCTGCTCCAGGGTGAACCCGCGCTTTGCGGGTCCCCTGGGCCTGTACTTCCCGTCACACTTCACGCTGCAGTATTCTCCCCCGCGAGCGATCTGTTTCTCGGTAAGGCGGTTGCCGCAGTCGCAGACGGTTTTAGGTTTCATACCGTCCTCGGCTCGTCAGCCCAAAATTTGATATCTGAGTTGAAGCACCAGTCCCGTAGCAATCCAAACGGTGGCTGCTCGCCAACTTGAAGGCGATAATCTTCTATTTGGCTTTCACATCTTTCACAAGTTTTAAAAGAACCCCAGCGTCCATCCCACAACCCTTTGACGTGTTGGTACACCGCGCCCTTCGGGATTTCATCGTAGCATTCACAGCACCTGTGGGATTTTGCCGCTGTTGGGTGCGTCTCAGTGTAAACCGATGGCGTTTCGTAATCAGACATCATCCCTCCCCATCAAAGTACAGGATTTTATGTACTCGGTCACCGACATGCCGCGCCGGGCCGCTCGTTCCTCGATGCACTGTTTTTCGTGCGGGCTCACCCTGATCTGGATCACGTCGGTTGCTGTTTTGGGCCGGGGCCCTTTCGGACCCCCGCTACCAGTGCGCTTCCCTCCATGCTTCATAAATTGCCTCCGCTTGAAACTATGTCATTACACTACCTGTCACATATTCTGTTTCTAATCCGGGTCATTTCTTCATGGGTGATCTGCTTAGTGAAGTACATATCCCATGAGGCTTCCCATTCCTGCCGGGCTACCCCGCCGCACATCTTGCAGGGAGTATGGACCCCGAGCCGGTAACGCACCACGAATTGAAGTTTCCGCGGCTTGCTTTTCAGCTTCAGGTGGCTGCACTCGGGGTCCATGTGGGCCGTGTAGTTGGGCCGATCAAGCAAGTTCTTCAGGATGTACCACGGCTCACCCACGACCTACACAATCTCCTTTGCCACGGACGCCCCCAGCCAATACGACCGCCCGAGCCCCGCGTTCGCCAGGTTCGGCACGTTCTCTTCCGCGTCGATCGTCATGCCGACCAGGGCGGGTATCCCGGTGCTGTGCAGCAGCCGGAACAGACCGTTGCGCCCGCCCTTGTCGAGAATGTCGGCGCCGTCGACCACTATCATTGCCGACTTCTCGCGCATGGCCATGGCCACCTGGACGATGACGCGCACCCTGAACTGCTCGGCGCTGGAGAGCAGGAAGTACGGCGTGCCGCTAAACGTGAACCCGAACTCCGGGGTGATTTCGGTCGGCGCCCAAGTGGCCGTCGCACTCAACTGCAGCAGGACCTTGTTAAACTCCCCGATTGCAGCGGTCAGCACGTCGGCCCGCACGCCGGTCGGCGCGATGTGCTTCAGCAGCGCTTGATTGAGCTCGATGTTCCTGTGGATGGAATCGGCATCACGCTTCGACGTGAACGCCTTGAGCCTGAGTTCGTGCGCGGACAAATCGTTGCGGCACTGCTCGACCGATGCGCCGGCCTGCGCCGTGGAGGGGGCGCCCATCTTGTCGAGCTCGTTTCTGGCGGTGATGCACTCGGCCACCTTGCGGGAGCACTCGGTAATATCCTGGTTCCACTGGTTTACCACCAGCTGCCTCGCGTCGGAAAGCTTTTTGTGCTCGGCCTCGATGGGGGTGACCAGCTTCGACTTGTCGTTCACGACCTTGACGGCATCGGAAACCTTGACGGCGTGCGCGTCGATGGTGGCCTGGTCTGGGCCGCTCGTCTTGTAATCGCACAGGTCCCCCTGCGAATCCTGCATGAGCTCCTTGCCGCAGGTGCAGTACAGTTTCTTGGGCGGGTCCCCGGCTTTCGGTGCAGCTGCTCTGAGGGTGTTGAGGTCGTGCTGCGCCTTCGTGACTGCCGACCTGGCATCATTGAGCTTTGCAGTGATATCCTTGAGCGCGGCGTCCTCGGGGAGCGGAGTCTTTGCAAGATCCATCGCGGTCTGCCGCTCGCCCTGCAGCGCCACCAGGTTCTCCAGGTCCTGCCGCTTCGAATCGTCGACGGCGCTCGCTGCAATGGCCGCCTCCAGCGCGTCCCGGGCGTCGGTGACACAGGCCTTCAAGGTGTCCTCACTGCTCCCCTCCAGCGACGGGTCATAGCCGTTCGGTATCCAGGACCCGGCAACCTTGGCGCCGTAGTTCGCGTTGGTGATGAACTCCCACTGGCCCTTGAGCTTGGCGCCTTTCTCCTTCACCTGGTTGTAGGTCCCGTCCCATCCCTGCGTCTGGATCAGTTCCCAGAGCTTGTTGACGGTGCCGGATTCGGGCTGGTACGGGCCATCATCGGCCGTCATCATGAACGGACGGCCGTCCTTGCAAGCAATCACCTGCCCGTCCTTGTGCGTATAGCTCCAGCCAAGGTCTAAATCGACCAGTGCCAGTACCAGGTTCTCCTTGCTCGGCTGCGCCCGCAGGTAATCGATCAGGAAAGGGATGCGCTTCTTGATATCCATGGAGACGATGCTGTTGAGGCCCGCGGCGAACTCGGAGGCGGCCGGTGCCTGCCCGCTGGATTTCACCTTGGCGCTCGGCCAGGCAATCTCGGTGGTGCCGGTGATCCCGGAGAGTTCCACCTTACCGGCCGCTGTCCCGGAGCGCACCAGCACGCCAGCGCTGGCCTTCGCTATGCCCTCCAGCGGGATAGGCTCGCCGGTGAGCGCTGCGCCTACTGCCTGGCAGCAGCTACTTTTGCCTCCCCCGTTTGGCGCCGAGACGAGGGTGATCTTGTCTATTTCAAGGATTGCGGAACTTACGCCGCGGTAATTAGATATCGTGGCCTTCATGTTAAATCACCTCCTTCATGCTGGATATGAGAGCGTTCAAGCCATCAACTTGGATGACCGGCAGGTTAACCGTAGCAGCCGCCGTGCGCGGAATGTGCTGTTCTGCGTCAGGCCACACCTCTATGAGTCTCTTGTCAGTGGTAATCGGGTGGATGATGGATTGGAGCGTGCTCCGCAAATTGTCACGATCTACACTGAGGGTGCGCATCTTGGCCTGGATGGCGCGGTAATCAATCGTGCGAGGGTTGTTTTCCTCGAACTCAAAGCGCCCGTATTCGTGCTGCTTACCCACAAGCCGGGTGCTTCCCATCGAAAGACCCACGCTATCGTTATTCCCGAATTTTACGTTGATGCTGCTTTTCTGCAGGAAAAACGATTCGGGGAGTCTGGCCATGTCGTTCTTGTAGATGTCGTAGTAGTCGGCGTAGATCCGATTGGCAAGTTTAGTTTTTTCAATTTCCACCATCTGTTCTCTAACGGTGAAGGTGTCCGTCATAATGCTTTTTATGATGCGGTCCTTCATTACCTTGGTAAGTTTCATGTATTCTCCCTCCAGAGATAGGATGAAGGGGCCCGGAGGCCCCAGTGATTTAGAACAGGTCTTTTATCTTGCCGGCTTCGGGCTGTGCCGCCGGGGCCGCTACGGTCTGCTGCACCTGGGCGGCAGGCTGCTCCTGCTCCTGCTCCTGCTCGGGTGCCTCTTCCGGGACGGGTTCGCCGCACTTCCCGCACATCAAGACGCCTTCCTCGGTGAAAAGGGCATCGTCGGGATGGTCACACTCTATGGTGATAACCTCCTGCTGCTGGTTGCCTTGGAGCGCTGCCTGCTGTGCAGTCTCGGCCCGCTGCTGGTCCTCCAGGTCGGCAAGACGGTCCTCTTCAACCTCGTCCTTGGTCCTGCGCGTCTTCCCCGGTGACGGCTTGCCGCGCTCCCTTGTGGCGGGCTGGCCGCCCTGCTGCGACCCGGTGCCCTGCTCCTGCTCCATGGCGCCTTCGAATAGCGGCTTCTCGTCGGCGGGCTGACGCTGGACGTGCTGCACGTCGGTGAAACTGGTCTGCTCTCCGGAGTGCACCACCTGCGCCTCTTCGGGGTAGAACTCGTCAAGCACGTCAAGTGTGTCGTCGTCGCCCATACCGCCGCCTGCCGGGACGTGGGATATCATCTGGATAGCGCGGGTTTCGATCTCCCTCATAGATATACCGTGCTTCGCCTCGTCCATGGCAATCTGGTAGCCGGTGTTACGGAGCGTCTCCATGTTGCCGGCAAAGGTGAGCCCGACCACGTAGACGGTAACCTGCGACCCGGCAACGGGGTCCTGCGTCGTCTTCGGGGAAACGGTGAGGTTCAGGGGGATGCCGGCGAGGCGGCCACCGGTGATGCGCGAGATCAGCGCGAGCGAACTCATGATGCCAACGACGGTATTATAAGAAGTCGTGCGGAGCTTCCATACACCGCCGACGCTATCGGCCCCGTCAATGATGACGGAGAGGATGCCGTTGATCTTGCACTTGCCCTGCCCTGCCTTCACCTGTCCGTTCACGACGTCCCCGGCAAACTTCGGATCCTGCCGCTCGCAGGGGCAGCTGCGCTCTTTGTACGTGGTCTTGTCCTGCTGGAGACGCTGTGCCGTCTCGCCGTCGCCGCTGCAAAAGACGGTCTTACCGTAGTAGCAGATGTACCTGGTGGCGAAGTTGAGCCCGATATCGTCGTAAATCAGCCTGACGGGGATCGACTTGCAGTTGTCGCCGCCGAACTTCTGCTGCAGGCGCGAGTCCACCACGTAGTTGTTATCGCTACCGCGCTCCAGCGTCGTGATCAGGAAGTGATCAAGCTTCTGCGGTGCCTGCCATTCTTTGCCCTGCGTGGTCTTTCTGACGGCGCCCTTGTTCCCGATCTTGATCTTGCCGACCTCCTGAAGCCCTGGGCAAAGGTTCTTGATCATCATCGTTTTCGGCTGCGCCACCATAAGTGATTTCTCTTCCATCATGTTTCTCCTTTTAGTGAATGATTTTGCTCTTGAACTTAGCAGGGATGTTGGTGATGTTGACTCCGCTGAGGTCGAGATACCCGCCGACCGACAGCCCCTCGGGAAGCGCCGTGATCTGGGTGCCCCTGAGGTCGAGATACCCGCCGACCG